ATTTGAGAGGGGGTGTCGTTTTTTAGACCCCCTCCCTATGGTTTACGCACTTTGGTCGGCGGTGTTTTCATCGTCGATCGTGATCTTGAGCTTTTTGTAGATGTTTTGCGGATCAGCAGCCACAATTCTGTCGATAGCCTTCTCGATTTCATAGGCATTCTCATTGTCTGTGAACTGAGAAGACGTCTCGGCCAGCCTCATGAGAAGACCAGATGAGTTATAGCCATGATCCGTGTCATATCGATACCATTCTTCGAACTTCTCGTAAGGAGAATACGGATTGTCGAAAGTGGTAAGAAAGCAACGAACCATATATCTGTTCCTTTCTTGTACAGATTATTTGTTTAATGCGCTGTAAACCGTAGACTCGGAAACACCACAAGCTTTAGCAATGGCAGCATACGAGTATCCGCTGCGAAGCATTGCTTTTGCTTTAGACATCTTTGCCGAACTCATGACAGTTGTTGCTTTCGGCATTGCACGTTTCACGATTTCATCCGAATCAGACGAATTAAGAATCTTCATGAGTTTGCTGTCAGAAATTGCGCCTGCTTGAATCGCTTCCCATTCTTTGTCTGTAAATATGACTTTAGACTTACGACCACTTGCGCCAACAGCATCACGTGCGCGCTGCATCTCAACGGAAGAGATCTTCTTAATTTCTTTCTTATCGATAGCGGGATTAAGTCCCTGTTCCTGAATTTTGGCTTTGATACTTGCATTAGCAATGAGCATTGCCTTGCGTTCTTTCGGCTTATTCATGAGCATGGTATTATACTTATCGTTCAAAGACCTAACTTCGGATGCATATTGCTTCGCTGCTGCCGGACTGTACTTCAAACCGGGCATATTCTCAGCCTCTTTACGAGCCTGTCTGGCCATGGCCTTAAGCTGGTTCGAGAAATCGGCGTAGAGGTTTTCCTGAATAGTACCAGAAGAGAGTGTTCGAGCATCCTTGGTCTCAGAAATCAGACTAACCGTGTCTTCTGCTATGCGTTCTTTGCCCGTCTTGGGGTCAGTAAAGGTACGGCCGCTCTCTTTATAGACTAGTTCACCAGTATCTTTGTTAACATGAACACTCCCACGACGTTCGGGAACTCGTATCGTTTGCTTACGACGAGACAGAAGTGTGGATGCACCACCCGGTTTTACTGTGCCGTCTTCCAGAACTCGAATCTGATACTTTTCCTTAAGTTCTTGGATGCCATTCTCTTGTTCACTTCTCTTGTAGTCCAGCTTATGCTTTTCAGCATCGATAACAACCATCGAATGCTTAACAGCACGAGCCAACTCAGCGTCATCTGCACCACGAAGAGTCATATCTGTGATAAGGTTGGAGATAATTCCCATTTCTTTCTGTTTTTCTTCTTTTTTCATAAGGCGAACATGATTGGGATTATCTTCCGGAACAGCATAGGCCGTTTTGGGATCGAAATCTTTCAAATCCTTCAGTGCAGGAGTAGACTTGATGTTGACTTTATCGGTGACAGGAATGGCCATGACGGTATCACCATCAAAGTCAGCGCCCGAAAGGCGTTCAGCAACCTTTGCATTGATGCCGATTGCATCCTGAATGGCTCCAAGGTTCCGCTTGCCATGAACATTCTTGTTGTTGACTGTAACAATCGGAATCTCAAAGGTTCCTGCATGCGGATAGCGTATCAATGCAAGCTTCGTACCGTTTTCATATGTCGGGCAATATGCCTCCGTTTCCTTGATCTGGTTGATAGGAAGTATAACTTTCGTAGACTGCCCGGGAAAAGCAGATGCTTTGAGGGTCATCGATGTACCTTCGCATGTGTCAGCGAAGTCAGTGAGCAGTTTCTTCTTAATCGTCGGGTTGTTGTACTGCATGATTTCATCATACTGTGCTTTATAGTCCGCGACAGTCAGTTTCAGCTGATTCTCAATCAACTTCTTGGGCTGCTTGGAAAGAAATTGAGAAGAGACATTTCTAGACATTGTATCCCAGTCACCTTCTTCTTTCAGTTTATTGATAGGAGACAGGTGCTCCTTTCCATCAGATCCGATGTACATGCTCTGACCATTTGCTTTGATGGCTGCACCAAAAGGATTGTCTGGATCAGCTTTCGCTTCCTTGAGAACTTTCATTTTGGGCGTGCCAGAAGGCTTGTTGGTGTTAAACATAATGTCAACGCCATCCGGAAGGTCGTCCGAATAGACTGCCATTCCTTTAAGGTAATGGTCTCCATCAACGAGGATACGAACCTGTGCATAATGGCTCTTGCCAAGGTCAAGGTCAGGAACGCCACGGCGAATCTCCATGACACCATCCTTTGCCAGACCGCCTTCATCGCCATACCGAATCGCCACACGACTAGAATCCAGACTGGATGGACGCTGGAGTTTCTGAAAGGTTTCGCCACCGTCATCAGAATGGTAATCACCAAGAGAATCGATCTGATCCTGATGCTGATAAGCATATTTCTGGTCAAACTCAGGCTTGGCCAAAACGGTAATATTAGTCTGCTGGTGTATATTTGTCGGTTGGCGAATGCCAACGCCATAGCGCTTAAACCCATACTCTGCTTCTAATGTATAAGCGGCATTGATAAGTTCCGTTTCAGATACGCCGAGAACCTGATTTGCACCTTCGGAAATATCGACCATTCCCTTTTTCTCTACTTCTTTTTTCAATACTTCAGCAATATGTTCAGCACGCTGTGCTTTTTTGTCGATATTTCCAGAGTATTTAGATCGAACGCTCGACTCACTCATGTTGAGTTTCTTGGCAATTTCAGTCCAACCAAGACCTTTATTATCCTTGAGATCTTTGATTTGTTCATATTCGGATTTTTTCCGTAAATTCACGGCTTTGCTTTTGGCAACGCGAAACTCCGAGAGACTCATCTGATACTCCTTCGGAAGAGCATCGTTAATGTTCTCCAAAATATCTTTTTCGGAAAGGCCCTTATTTTTCAGAAGCTCAATCCTAGAAAGAAAATCTCCCGAATGCTGGTAAGGATTTTCGCCAGATCCCCACGGATACCGGCCAGAATGCTTTTTGGTGCCGTAATGTTCGAGCACACCATTCTGCGAATCAACTCCATAGTAGGAGCGAAGGTCTTTTTCAATAGGATTCATACCATAACTCCCAACTTTACTTCGTAGATGATTTTATCGAATTCTTTGATTTTTGCGATGATGGGGTTAATATCCTCAGCGCTTGGATTTTCGCTCCAGATGTCATCGTTTTGATAAATTCGGTTTTCAAAACGAATAACAGCCGGATCGATACCATACTCCAGACAGAACAGCGCATCGTAAATATAAAGCTGCTCCATATGAGCCGGAACGCTTCCAGTTTTCAAATCATGGATGCGAAGGATACCATCGTCAAACGTGATGGTGTCTGCCGTTCCAAAGCAGTTCGAACTGTAATAAAGCACGACTTCAGGCGTCATGCGGAAGCCGATAGCGTCATTAACATAAGCGTTCAGCGTTTTCTTGCTCTTAGGAAGTTTTTGCTTAAGCTCGATGCACTCTGCTGCAAATGCATGGAGTCTAGTACCTCGCTCTTTTGCCTGATTATTCAGGTAAGCATCGATCAGACGCTGCTGGTCATAGTTGAGCCAGTGATACTTACTTGCTCCCAGAAATGCATGTTGCCCCGTGAGCCTTGAATGATCGTTCCATTGCATCGAGTATCTCCTCCTTGTTTTCCGGATAAATAAAAGCGGCAAAGCTCATTTCGTTCATCTTCTGGACATAGTAGTCCTGATTAGGGCGATGAGGAGCATTTGCCGACTTCTTTCCCTCGAGCGCAGCCCAAGTAGGGCCATACAAAACTAAAAGGTCAGGATGCCCCTGAACTTCGTTCGGGTCCAAATGAACCACTGTGCAACCGGGGAAGCGCTTTTTCAGTTCTTTCACCAATCCGGTCTTGAATTTGTTTTCGAGCATGTCAACCTCCAAAAATAAAAAGAATAGCATGTTTAAGACACGTTCTATTCTCCTCATAAAAGTGGCTGTTTTTTTCGCGGTATTTTTTGTGAAAAAGTGTTAATTTTTGTGAAAAGGACAAAAGACTATTAAATTAAAACCCGTCAAAATCGTATTCGTCGTGAGGTATATAGGGATTTTCTCTATAGTATGTATCGAGCCATTCTTCTTCTGGTTCGAGTTCATCATCGGCATAACTTGCTTCTTCAGTCGGAGCACTGCATAAATCTACGTCTTCTTCGTAATGCTCTTCTTCGCACTTCGGGCATCGCCAAATAGGAACTTTCCAAATATTTTCGTACCGCTCCATTTGGCAATGACACCAAAAACACCAATGCTCGCCAGTTGGTTTGTCATATCCATCCGTATGTATGACATAATGTTCGAAACTTCCATCTGGATGTTTCAACCAAAGAACTGGTAGTCCTAACTCCAGGGTTGAATACACCCATGCTTCATCACCGTTCGGAAGAATTTCTCTTGCATCAAATGAGTAATCATACTGTTTCCAATTTTTAGCAAGTTCCTCGATGTATTCCATACGCTTTACCTCATACTCATAAGAAGTCAGCCACTAATGTACTGCTTCCTTATAATACACTATCCGACGTTATTTTACAAGGTTAATATCGACAGGGGTTATGGGGTTTAATGCATGAAAAATCGGTCGTGGCCAAAAGCCCATTTTTTCTGGCCTATTATATATATTATTTTTTCATTTTTTTAATTAACTTAAAGAAAAAAGTGGGTTTTTGGCCAAACGGCACTTTTTTAACGTAGATACATCATTTTTACTGGCCATTTTTGCTAAAATTTTTGGCCACGAAGTGGGTTTTTGGCCACAAAAATCGTCAATTTCGGCACTTTTGGCCAAAAGACCGAAAAATGGCCTCGAAAAAAGTGGGCAGAAGTGGGCATAAAAAATCACATAATTTTATACATAAGAACAAGGGCAAATAAGAACAATATCATCACACCAAGCCACACGATGAAGCCCTTTGTGTTGTTCCTCTTATCATTATTCTCTTCTGCTTTCTTCCATTTCTCGAACTCCATCCGCTTCATCTCAAGCTCTTTGGCGTCCTTCGATTCCTGAATGCGAGCTTCATCTACAAACCTGTGCGTCTCCTGATAGTCGTCAAGCCGAACTTTTGTCCCGCAATATTCGCAGAACATGAAGTCTCGATTACCTTCTTTTACCGTAAGCTCAGCACTACAACTAGGACATTTTACCGTTCGTGCCATACAAGCACCTCCTTATACAAGTACAAGAATATCATGTAGGAGTCGAATCGTCAAGCAAAAGCACCACCTCCTTGGATAAAAAATAAGAGGCGCAGAAAAATCCACGCCTCTCGCTTATTAGTTCAGGACACAGCCAAACACATTACAAAGCAAATATAACGGCTCTTCATTGGCCCATAAGCCTCCTCGCCGCAGCATACAGGAATCGTTTAAGCGTCCATTTATCCAGTCTGAATGCAATACGGAGCTCTTCCATTTCAGGATTCGGATACACACCGCTCCGATATTCCATCGCATCCACAGTCCTCACAAGGCGAGCAGTGACACTTTTTACGTTCGTGTGATACTTCTCTGCAATCGCAGTGCAAATATCAACCATCGGGGCAGACCGATGCGAATTGAGCGAATCAATAGTCATCTCGATCGCATCACCCATCATCTCGATTGCATCGCCCACCATCGGAATCCGCATCTTCACAAGAAAATCATACGTTCTTTGCTGCATCGTAATCACCTTCTTTCAATATAAAGCAAAAGATGCTAGCGCCAATATAACACCTATGCCGTATATGACTTCAGTAATATCTTTCTCAAGTTTTACCCCGTAACGACTCCCGAAATAGAAGATTTGACAAGCAAACCCAATAGTGAATAAGACCTTATGCATCAGCTTTCACCATACTTCCCTTGCTGATTTTCACAAATTCGATGGCTACTTTTAACAGCAAAATCTGAATTTCTTTTGCACTTTTAAGCATCTCGCCAATATCTTTAATCACCCTGTGACTCTTGATATGTAAACTTACATACTCATTCGGATCGAAGGTTTCAGCATAACCAATGAACATCTCGACAAAGTCGTCTCCATTAAAGTTTACAATATATGATCCCCATGAACTATCATGATAGAGATTACATCCCGCTGTAGTTGTGTATAAGCCGAATCCGAATTGATCTAATACCTCAATATATCGTTCGTCAATTTTCTTCATGCTTACTTCACCATATCCTTTCCCTCTCAGGTTTTCATAACGGCATCCGCTGCGTGAACCAGATATGTAGTGCCATCAATCGTGATTTGCAGCTGATCTCCTTCATAATCGGTCCAGTTATCTACCTTGCCTTCGATGATGGTTCCGTCGGGCAGCTTAATCTGTGCCCACGAATAGGTAAAGGTCATATCTAACACTGTATAGTTGCCGCAGCTACACAGAACCACACAGCCAACAAGCATCATCATCAGACATGCAACGAAACAAATAATACGATTTTTCATAGTTACTTCACCATACTCCCCTTCCGCGTCTGGTCATCCACCGGCCAGAACGTGTAAATATCATCAAACACCACCGGAATCTTCTTCTGAACCTCCAGCAGCAGCGGACACATCAGCTCACGCATCTGGGGGTGCGCCGCCACAGGAGTACGCAGTTTGAAGATGTTGCGCCACTCACGGTAGTTGGCAGTGACCACGATCTCGGTCTTCAGGCACAACGGTAACACACAACGAGCCTGTTCGGGACGCATGCCGAGTGCGATCATATCCTTATAAAGGATTTCCGCAGATTCGCAGGAATCAAGCCAAGTGCTGCCAGGCGTATATTCTGCACTTTCACGTTTCTTGTCAGCGTCGGTCACATCAATATAATACGGCCGAATAAAGCTCAGTTCCCCGCCAAACTTCTCTCCTGCATAATTGCAGTACCGGGTGCTCTCCTGTGCAAAGCTCGCGATGCGGTGCCGCACCAGCTCATTGGCAATGCCACGGTCGCACGTAAACAGCACGGACAGCTGGGAATGCTCCAGCATAGCCTCATGCCCCTGCTTCACCAGAAAGCCCACCAGTTTCTTTGCCGACTCACCGGCCGGCGTGATCTTGTCCTCGCTCTTGTAGCAGACCCGGGCCACCCGCTCGATCTGCTGGAGCTCTTTGATGCCGCCCTCAGAAATATCAGTGAGGATTTCGTATTTTGGTTCAATGATTTTCATAATTAAATCTCCTTTTCATCAGTGAATCAACCATTTCGAGCTGACCGAGCCTCTTTCCATTGGCTCTTGTGACAACAATACTGACATTAAGATCTGGGATTGGAATAATATATCCAAGATGCTCCATTCTTTTATGATCACAGGTAGAGACTTTAGGACAAACAGCGCACCTTCTAGCTAACTGAGTACAAGTTCCAAATGACTCATTCATGTAAAAACCTCCAGAATCAAATTGAGCAACCAATCAAAACACCGCTTAAAAAATAAAGCGAGTCGGTGCAGCCAATACACAGGCTCTGACGGAATATCTCTTTCTTTACCCCGCAGTGTATAGTACAGCCATCGGTCAAATTTGCGAAATGAAATATTATTCGCCAAACACCATAGCTGAGCATCTTGGTAGCTGATTTCATTGCGAATGCATTGTTCAACTACATCTTGCAGCGTAGCGTTGACTTTTACCATTTCCAGCTTATGAGTTTCGGAATCCTCAGAATATAGCCCGATCTCCTTCGTTGGTTCGCCGGCATTGCGAATCAGAATGATGCACGGCTCATTATTTGCATATAAAATATCAATCGTTTCGGCGTTTATTATCTCTCTTGCCTGGTCAACTGTGATTTTTCCTGCATCTACCAGGTCGGCTATCCAACGAATATCACTATCCATCATTCACCTCACCCCAAGAACCTGAAGATAATAAACCACAGGCATTTCAGGGTAAACGCAATGATTATCAGCCACGCGCAGGCCGTGATAGTAACCGCCAGAACGCCGCCAATAAACTTGCCGATCTTTTCATACATACTCATTGCTCCTCCTTCTGGTACCCGATGAAGTCCCCAACGCCAATGTCACCGTTTGGGCATGTATGCGCCCTATACAGCCTCGGTGCTAAAGGCATCTCTTTGTGATCCCACTCGAGTTCGCCATTGACCCTGTTCAGAAAATTGTTCAGCTCAATATACATGACAGTCTCGGTATGTACCGTCACCGGGCAGAACTCATTCCCACATTTGCGGCAACGATAAATCTGATGATAATACGTCACAGAAGTGCGCCTCCCATCAATGTTTTAACCCTACTTTCAGCCACGCACAGCTCGAAAATAGCCGCCGACATATACTCCTGCTCACAGAAGTTGAAGTGATTCTCAGCGATTTCCAGCTCCCGCAGAGGGTTATAGAATTTATACTTGCGGGTATCCTTGAGAATATCCATCATCCAACCGCAGGGCGAGCTGAGCGTCAGGAAATTGATAACGAACGCGATAATTTTCTGAAGCATATTTCTTATTCCCTTCTTGTAAAAATAAAGAGCCGCAGATTTCTTCACGGCTCTGCCCAGAATATCTTCTTGACGAAATCAACGATTTTGCGCAACATAATTTTTACGAAGTCCTCCTTTTTTGCATCCAAATTCTTTTCGGCGACGGTTAATCCATTCGGAAACTTTAGGAGAAAGTGGCGCGCCCTTTTTCACAATCAGAATTGCCTGCACATATTCTTTATGAGCTGGCACATACATCCAACACTGAGTATCGTCATTATGGTCAACTGCATCACCAATCCACAAACGTGCAGGCCAAACATGATTTGAGTGATAGAATATGCTTCCCTCCAAATAATCGAACCAGAAATACTTATGGGCGACCTTTCGATCAATAAGTTTTCGTGTCTTCTTAGACATATTTCTCATTTAATTTTCACCTTTGCTTCCTCAAACTTCACAGGCTTAGCAGTCCCCTCCCGCGAACACTCCGTCATGCACTCGTTGCAGGGCTCGTCCGTCTCCAGCACCTTGAAGCTCTTGCACTTCGGGCAGTAGGTTGCATAGTCCACTTCGCGTTTCCAGTCGCTCATTATAAGTAGTCCTCCATTTCGAGAATCTCTACTTCCCCGCAATCGGGGCAAATCAAAGACAGTGTACAGGTCATAATACAGACCCTGAAATTCACATTCGGCAAAATATGTTCGGCTTCATTTGTCAAAGCGCATCCGCATTTCCGACAGCGAACAATTTCTCGCATACAGTCACTCATCTAATTTTACCTCCCGAACGATTGTCACATTCCCACAATGAGGGCAAGTCGTCATCACTCCGTCTGGAATATTGGTATACTGTGATCTTTTGCGGACCCACCATTCGGTCGGCGCTTCAAAATGCATACCACAGGAACTACAGACAACTGTGATAAGCGGTTCATCGTTCGAGCTTTTCATCTTCACCGCAAACCTATCATCCAACTCGGGATGGGTCACGCGCTGGTTCAAAGCCCAAAGCAGATTCCAGCAGGCAGCGCGCAGGTGGTCCTCATCGTCCATACCGACCATGTACTTTGCCAGATGCCGAGAAGCACTGTCCAGCAACGAATGCAGCGGGATACCCTTATCCACGTTGTGCTCGCCGTACTTCAATGCGCCCTCCTCGCAGTGCTTGCTGACTTCCATGATGCCATACCAAGGCAGAAGATCCATCCGCCCTTTCCCTGCGTGCATATCACGCTTGGCACCGGTTTCAAATTCGGTGCGGTCGCCAGAATCTTTAATCATTTGTTTTGCCCTCCAATATTGGACTAATCATGTCTTGTGTTACAAACAAAAAATCGTCATCTTCTATTTCTAAATTCCACATGTTGATGATTAGAAGCAATGCGGCATCATCATCGAAAATACGTGCAAGTTTATCTTCTCCCATTTTCTTGAGTCTGAAAGCAATTTGCTTGCTCTGCCTTGCGAAATGACATCTTGGATGGAAGAACTGTTCAGGACTTCTTATTGTTTGTCGAGCCTTTCTGCGGTTCACCGATCCTATGACCGCATATTTAACCTTATCATCCAGCAAATATCCAAAGATTGTACCATCATACCGAATCTCGATGTGATGCCAAATCGCAGACAATGGACTTTCAGGATTCGGAGTATACACTAATGTATCCTGCGTAACTCCCAACTTTTTCTTAAAGTGGTTACTTAAAAGAATCTTGTTAATCTTTTTCCGAGTCTTTTTCGATATGTTTCCCATTAGCAGAACCTCCTGATTCTTCCCTGCATAACCTTGTTGGGAATATTCAGCCACCGGATTTTGCACTTGTCCTTGTAGTCAGGACGCAGCTTCTGTAGAATCATCTTCAATGGCTGCCCCTTGATTTCTTCAAACAAGTCCATAAAACAAGCCGTCACTTTCTCGCTGCATTCCGAAATCGCGTTTATGACATCTGCAAGTTTCTCAGAGATCGTCGCAGCAAGCCTCAAAAAATCACAAATATCATTCTCCATAAAATTTCCTTTCGTTAAACGCTTTCTTCGAATTCAGAGCTCGACTAATAGCCAAGTCAATGCCTGCTCTGCTCTTCAAATGGTAGTAGTACAGGTTCTTGTAGGGCGTATTCAGCCGGTCGATTCGCCCCGCAGCCTGCTCCATAATTTTGTAGGAGTAATTCTGCGAGTAGAATATAATGGTATCGGTTTTGATACAGTTCCAGCCTTCTGCCCCGGCGTTATACTGCACGAGATAAACCCATCTATCGCCATCAGGGATAGGCTGGTGCTTATGGCCATTCCATTGCGCAACTTCGACGCCCTCTCCATACTTCAACCCGAGCAAAATATCAAGCTCATAGTCGAAGTTGTAGAACACGATCACCCTTGGTCGGCTCATGCAAATATCAAGGACTTCCTGCTGCCGGCTTTCATCGGAATTGACAAGCTTCCTCAACATGTAACAAAACTCACTGGCAGTCTCTATCGGTCTATCCTCCCAAGGATTCCAGCGGTTCTTGCAGATTTGCAAATACTTCGGCTTATTGTAGTCTACGAAAATATTCTCATGATGAGATACCGTGGGGCGCTCAAAGTCCATATCAACCAGAATTCGTTCCCGAAGCCTTACCAAGCGCTGCGTATTCAGATAGCGATCGATTTTCGGATACTTCGAGAAACGGCTGTAGACAACATGCTGGTTATTGAACTCCGTGCGATTTCTGAAGAAACCATTTGCGATGAACACCGGAATATAATCTGTCCAGCAGTCCCCAGGCGTAGCGCTCAGAAGAATCCACTCATTTTCCTTTGCGATTTTCAGGAAAGACTTGACCCATTTACCACTGCCAACGACCCTCTGTTCATCGAAAATAAAGAAGGCATTCTTTATACCAACATATTTCCCAATATTATTCCACGAGTCTACGACGACTGTATGCTCGTAAATATCAAGCTCGGGATCAGTGGCCATATAAAAGTGGGCCATTTCTTCCTCCCACTCTCCAGTGTCCCGTTTTCGCGCGGTCGTAATAATATAAAGATCAGGAGGTTTTGTCATCCTTACATATTCTTTTGTGTTTATTTTTCCGTTATAGAGCTTGTAATAAAAAGCAAGGCTCGTCCTCGATTTTCCGCTCCCAACGCCACCACACAAGATGCAGCCGATTTTCATTCGGTCTACTGCATCCAACTGGTAGTCATAGAGCGTAACTCCTGCCATCAGCCTGATCACCTCATTTCCAACATCACGTGTATGTCTTTTTCCCGGCAATGATTCTCATACGCCAGAAGTGAAATCGTCGCTTCCTCTTCATCCTCTCCTTCACCTCGGACAGTATAAGCAAAGAGCTCTTTCCGATTTTTACGGAAAACCTTCCAGAGTTCTTTCTTTTTAGTGGAGTCCGTGCTTTTTGCAATAAGCGGCATACTGAAGCCCCTCCTTTGTTGCCTCATGCATGATTTCCTGAAGACTAGGCCCTTCGTACTTCTTTTTAGCTTTCGGCTTGAACGCATCCATCTCTGCTTTGTCGGCAGCGCGCTTGGCCCGTTCCTGCGCTATTTTTTCATCCAGAAGCTCTCTTCTACGCTTTTTCCTGCATTCCGGGCAAAAGACAGTCGCTACCGGGACATTTTTCAGCTCTTTACCACACGCTATGCAGACTTTGTCAGTTACCGTGACACCCATCTTACATCATCCTTTCATGTATTTATATAGGCGTTTGCCGCTGGTGGGACAGGCAGGATTTGAACCCGCGATGAACCAGTTATGAGCTGGCTGCTTTGAACCTGACTAAGCTACTATCCCAAAATAAAAGAGCCGCAGATTTCTCCACGACTCAATGCCTCGATTAGTTCTTATTTTGTAAAATATTCATCTCCTTCGAGAATTTCTTTAACGTCCTGCTTATCCATTGCGCCAATGTTGGCTAATGCGTTAAGCTCAGCACTCTCATATGCTTTAGCACCCCTCTTGAATGCCGCAACCGTAAGGTAGATAATGCCTACCAGTACAGTTCCGCCTCCAATCAGAATCTGCTTCAAGTCATTCGGAGCTGCAGCTTTAACGATAATATCAGCCTCTTTGCCATCACGGCTTATAACAGGACCTCTTCTGATTTCGATCATACGTTCAACCTCCAAAATATAATTCTGAGACTAATCATCTCATAAAGCAGGCTGATTATTTCGCGCTGTCTTCCGGTTTGAAGGGATGAACGTCCAGACACATCTTTCCATGAGCGTCCGTCCGAACGGAAAATTCTTCCGGGTCATGGAACAGTTTCTCATACTTCTCAAGAAGCTCCGGACTCAGTGATCCGAAATCATCTTCCGTAAGCCCAACGATCAGGAATGTCCCTACAACGATGTCATAAGGCACACCAATCTCAGTTGCGAGAACCCGGTTATAATGCTCCACGGCACTACTATCCAGTTTACCTTCTTCATTGCAGATCAGTGCCACAGGATCATCCCACGGATATACTGCCTGAATCGGTCCTCCAACTTCCTTCTGCAAGGAGTCCAGGCCGAGCGGAATCCGGACGATTTCAGGATAGCAATGCGCTTTGATACGGAGCACTTTGATTCGTTTCATGACATCAACCTCCAAATCATTCATAAATATCAATCGAGCTGTCCCCTGCTGAGAACGCCATTTGCGACGTGGGCACTCATAGGACTGGTGCATTCAACCAGAGACCAACCCTGGCACTCGAAATATCATAGATCAGTAGCCAAAGCAGCTATACTTACGAGCCTCTTTTGCCCGTGCTTCGACGACGTCATGGGCCACGTAACTCAGGTTAATGGTGTAACTGGGAATGCCATAAGCCTTTGCGACCTGGTTCTCGATCGCACAGCCACGGTATGCCTTCGCTTCATCGTACACGCCGATGAAGTAATCTGCCTCAGACAGCATCTTAATGCTTTCGCCGAGACACCAGAGTGCCTGGTTCATGCCACTCGGAGGATCAGGAATATAGGTCTGGATAACTTCCAGCTCTTCGCCGAAGACAGCCTCGGCAATGTTGTGCATCTGCATCATGGTCCCACGGATCTGGGCTTCGGTACGGTCTTTCATCGGGCAGCTGATAAACAGTTTCTTCATATGCTTCACCTCAGAACGGAATATCATTCGGGTCAGACGGCTCTGCCATGTCTGCTTCAGGAGTTGCCAACCGGGCATAGCGCTCGGCATACGGATCAGGGTCGGCATCCTGCTCAACGTACATGACATCAGCATACAGGCCGTACTCGCCGGGAGAGTTCCGCTTCTCGACAAGGTTTGCCTGCACACAGACATTCTTGACGCGGATATAGTCGAGCTGCCCGATGGTGTCGATGTCGCAGAGCAGCCGCTTGCCGGTGGTGGTGATCCAGTACACATGCGGCGGCCACTTAGAGTTCATGTTGACCGTAACAGGAACGAAATAGGTCGGAACGAAGGGCTCGTCATAAGTACGCTCGGGGTTCGGATTGGTCTGCTTGACCTTGACACCGAGAGAGAGCAGATGGTCCACCAGCTCCTGATTCGGGATAACCACATTGACCCGGCGCTTATCCGAGCCAAAGCGATCACGGTTGGGGTCGCCACTGAAGTTGGTGGCAAAGATGAAACGGGTATCGTCAATATTGACTTTCTGACGTTTGCTGATCATAAATATAAATCTCCTTTTACTTGCTAATTTCGAGTTCCAGCATGGAAAGAGCTGCTGACACTCGACCCATTTCAGACAGAAAATTCACAGGATTACCTTTTGTTGCTGCCTCCAAAGCCGTTTCGTAGCTCTTCTTCGCCTGAGCGATGTACTTCTTGAGCGCATCCTTTTCGTTAGAAGAGCTTTCCATATAGGGCTTACCGTGGCAATTATTCTCGATAGACGAGCTTTCCGTATAGGGCTTACCAGGATAATCCTTTCCACACTCAGCGACCCAATGCCGGATCTCAGCATAATATGCGCTAGTGTTACCTGCGCACCGCTTCGCGATAGCCATAGCCAAACCCTTTTCCGGATTGAAAATATCGTTGACGTTGCACTTTACAACGGTCTTGCTGCAGTCCGACCAGTAAACAACCGTAGCCGGAGGATTGAAGATTACTTTCTTGATGGTATACCCAGACCTCTTTCCGTACGTAGCATCCAAAATTTCTTTTGCCTGATTTGCATAGCAGCAAGAATCATTTGTAATCCTATGAAAGCTTCCACTTTTACGGATATGGGCATCGTTATTGCCGTCACAGTAAATATCATCCGGGTTAAACTGAAGTGTATGCCCCGTGTCCAACGTAATCGTTGTGGGCCCACCTAACTGCACGTTAATGTGCGCAATCGCTCCGATAATGTCGCCCTTAGAATTGAACAACTTGTATGCCATAAAAATATCACCTCTTATCAAATTGTCTTGCAGCTTCTTCCTGGATGTCGCCCCAAGGAAGGTCAGGTGCAGTCCAGGGAGGAAGGCCCGGATCAACAGATACAAACCACTCAAAATCACCATATTTGGCGATTTCTTTGATGGCATCATCAACTTCCTTATTGAAGTATTCCTTGTCAATGGACTCCTCCATATGAAGCTGATACACCATCTCGCTTTCAAGCCACCGGTAATCTTTTGCGCCAGTCACAGATGCATATTTCCGATTGCCTGCATCGTCAACGCCCGATTCCCGCAGAAGCAGCGCGCCGCCAGCTCCTTTGACGATTGGACAGAACTGACCGACGCGGCCAACGAAAATATAATTGTGCTCACCTTCCCCCAGCCCTTCATTTTTATCAAGGTAGATGGCACCTTTGGAGACACTCTTCGTCTCGCAAAGGTCCTCGAACTGGATCGGGTCTTTGGAAAACAATGTCTTAAAGACATACGGGATCTGGAACTGAGTTCCTGTCGCCGTCCACTTACCGCCTTCCTTCTCGTTATCTTCTGGAACGTATCCATATTGCGCCTTGCAGTCCGTTGCATCCATGTACTTTGCGATATAAACCGCATTGTTCACGAGGCACATCTTCTCGTAAGTAGCCTCATGCTCAAAGGTATATCCATACTTCTCCGCAAACTTCATGCAGAAGTCAATAATCTCCGGCGTTGCACCGGGGATCTTGATGGAATCGGTCTTGATGTGGGCGACCGTGAACCCACGCTGCTGTACCTCATCTTGCAAAGTACGCATAAATAAAGCCCCTCGAAGCGCCACAATGTTGTTGGCGTTCTTGGGGTTCCGGAAAGGATTGTCGAAGGTCGCGCTGGTCAGGCCGTAGACAGAGTTAATGGCGATTTTCAGTGCCTGGGCCAAAGCTTTCGCCTGCGCAGGGTCGTCCAGATACTTGGACAGCTTTCCGCCAAAGAGTTCCTTGGCCTTATCGTACTCGCCATGCTTAACATGGATTCGAACCTCCATCAGGTCATTGAAATGCTTGGTGTATTCGCCAAAGTAGTTCATTGCAACGGCGGAATGCGGGTGCAGCGACGCCACGTCCAGAAGCGCCACATTATAGTACATGTTCGGCTCTGCATAGACATAGCCGCCCATGCCCAAATCCGTGCCACGGAACATGTTGTGCATCCGACCATCCTCGCCCTTGACCCACTCGTAACCCGGGAAAGCATTGATGATGTTCTTCCTGACCAGAATATCAGGCTCAACCTCAGTCAAAGTGTCCTGTTCGCCCGTTGCAAGGTCAGTATAGACAAGCTTCGGGTGCTTCTCTTTTCCAAAGATGACGCGAGTAGTCAACGTGTTGGTCGTGTCATTGACCGTCATCCCGGCAAGGTCTGCCAGAATCTCACGAGCAACGAAGTCTGCCTGCCGCTTCTTGGAATAGAAGACGGCTTCCGTGGCAATGACATCATTGTCACAATACTCAGCGACCTTATTCCAGAGGCTTTCCGGCACCGGCTGGTCCCACGGTAAGCCAAGTTCCTGATGATGGATACCCAGCTCGATCTCGAACTTCTTCAGACTCTGCTTTTTGGACGAGAAGTCGTAAATATCAGTGTAGGACAGATTGTACGCCTCGCCGAAGAAACCGGTATGTTCGTTGATGATGCGGTTCGAAAGCGCATAGAGCTGCTCATTCGACATGCCGATCATCCGCCCCCAGAGAATGTGGTTATCGTACTTCCGGTTGTTGAAACCAATAAGCCGATATTTCGTAAGGGCTTCAATTTCTTCCGGGCTGGGATTGATCATCCTGTGAATGAGATCATTTTTGGCAAACTTCCAGTTCACGAGGAAAAGGTTCGGGAACACCTCACAGTCGAAGAATACGATAGGGGTCTCATTCTCGCCGGCCCGAGAGTCTTTCACCTCTTCCTTCGATTTGAAATGCATCTTCGATACTGCTTTCAAACATGCTTCAGCCTGATTCGTGCTGTTTGCAGCGAAAGCCAGAATCGAATTGCGCATGTCATCGACATCGTACGGGACATTTCCCTCGTACGCCTCATCCATAATGTGAGCGATGAAGTCTACACTCGGTTTTGTGTAGGGACTGATCTCTTTGGCCAGTGCTTTCTTAATCAGAATGCGAAGATGCTTCTCATTCTGGATCTGCTTCGTGTCAACCATTTTTTCTCCCTTCAATGGCAAGCCACTACTGATAGACGCTACGGAAATATCATTGCACTTCGATAACTTTCTTCTAAGAGAAGAATTTCCAGTGAACACCTTTATCTCGATGTTTTCATCGTAGACTCTGCTGAGCTTCGTTGCGTCCCCGCTGTAAATATAATGCAGGTGGATGCCCGCACCAGATTTACTGAGTTCCGCGTACGTTTTCGGCCACTTTGATGCAGCCTCCAGATTCAACTCGAAGCTTTTCTTGCCATCAGGTCCTTTAATATCAAAGTCGATGACAATGTGATTCTCTGGAACCTTCACATAGTGAAGTCTCGAAGTGTCCAGCTCTGACAACTTACTTCTGACATTCTCCCATTTTTGCATAGGAGTGCCGTCTTCAGTCGCGTACTGTGCCGGACAGTCCCTGCAAATATCATTGAAGAGAGAATGCTGCTCTTTGAACTCGATCCACGAAATATACGCTTCTTCCGGCGGCCGTTCCTCCTTCGGCTGCTCAAGAAACTCCTTGAACTTGTCGGCTCGGAATCCGCTGTAGTAACTGCGGACTCTCTCCCCGTTCATATCTTCCGAACGCTCTTTGTAATCCGTAAAGTAGTTCATCAACTCCTCACGGAAAGCGCGCCGGGAGTACGGATACGATACCTTTGCCTCCTCATTGTAGGTGTTGTACATTGCCCAGGCCCGCTTGAGCGATACGCCATCCGACCTCTTGAACTCATAGTAGGAATCCAACATGAAGTTGTAGAAATCGTTCGATGCTCCGAGCATCCTTGTGGGAACATACTCGTCGTAGAGGTGCTTGTTTTCCTCGTAGATCTCCTTGCAGTGCCAGGCGATCCCACCAAGCTCAAAGTCAACTTTACTAACAAGGTCCCGATACTTTTTGGCCGGAATCTTTTCGCCGCTCGGCTCGACATCGATAAGTCTTCGGATCAGGCCCGACTTGGCATCTGTGATCCGGACCGGCTTGTTCGTGCCAAGGAACATAAAGCACTTGAACTGACTCGCATACTGGCTCCTGAACTTCTCGTTCACCAGCATCGTCTCGTGAGAGACCAGCGAGTTCAGTCTTGTGTTGTCTTCGATCCTCGACAGATCGCCGTCGTGCTGGATTGCAACAAGCGGGTTCGTCTTGAATGCCTCCAGTGCGAAAGCGTTCGAGGATGAGCCTAGCACTTTAGAGTCGAAAACCGACCAATATCCTTCGAAAAGTTTCTGCACGATGTTCAGAATAGTGGATTTACCGCTTCCGGGCGGGCCGTAGAGCACGAGGAACTTTTGAATCTTCTTCGAATCGCCATCGACGATCGCGCCAATGGCCCATTCTATCTTCTCACGTTCTCCGGGAGAATATAAAGTACCCATGAGTTCATCATAGGCACTGATACTTCCTGCTTCCAGCGGATACGGCAGTCGTTTGGATGCATAGCTCTCTTTTTTGACAGGGGTGTTGGCAAATATCAATGTCTCGTCGAGTGTATGATAATTGTCCCGCATCTGCCTCTGGCAATATTTGTGCCAGTTATCGATCATTCCGGACTCGGCATCCCACATATGAAGCACTCTGGAGCCGCCGTCAAACAGCTCTTTGTGCTCATTTGCGTAAATATCAAGCTCCCGGTCGATGAGCTGCAGCGCATCCTGCTCGTCCGTGCTCCACAATCCACGTTCTTCCAACCAGATCGCATAGAAATCCGAGCCTCGAATCATAAGGTCTTTCGACCGTTTGATGATGAATTTCGGATATATCTCGATCACACCGCGCTTTCCGGTCCGCGTTGCGATCATAAGGAAATCTATCATAATGACTTGATTTCCTCCTTTCTGCGATGTTTATACGTCTTTTTTCGTGATCGTGGCACAGCCGTCACAGCAAATATCTTTTTCGGGTTCCTGTTCAGATACACTGTCTTCCGCCCAGAACTGTTTGGCGTTATTGCGGTTTACCTCATCCAGCACCTGCTGCGTGTGAGCCAGTGCTGCTTTGAGCTTACTAGCGTCTTCCTCTGCCTCTCTATACCTCTTGTCGCTCTCGCCCAGCATCTTGCAGGCGGTGGCACCGAACCAAACCAGGCCGGCAATGAGCAGGTTCTTATAGATGCACTTGCCCTTCAGCTTTCGCACCTGCTTGTTCATGGCCTGTATCGTGCGGTCCGCAATCTGCAGGGAAGTTTTGCTTTCGGCCAGTTCGTACATGACATTCATAATTTCCATTGTTCATTTTCCTCCAGTAATTCAGATCGGCAAATATCAGTCGACCAATGTGTTCCGTGTTTCGGCACGATGTGATCCGCATCAAAACTCTTTCATCATCGACGAATTCCTCAATAACTCCTTCCATCGTGATGCAGATTTTCGACACGTAAATATCAGGCTTCATTTTCCGCCAGCCAGCCCATGAGCTGGTACCAAATATCAATGGTACGCATGTCTTCGGTAGGCCTGGAAAGCGTGAAGAGCCCGCCGGCGCCATTCGGCTTATAGTCTCTTCTGCTGAATCGCTCAATGACGGATTCTGCCCGCTCTTCGTCGAAGCGCTGGTCATCCATAGCAGCCAGACCGAGGCTGACGACCATGTTCCAGAACCACTGCCCTGTTCTCTTTCCGGCCGAAGAGTCCTCCAGGATATGCTCCTCGATCCGGATGGAAAGCCCAACCATCATCTCGAGCATACTGCACGGGATGCCCGTAAACGCCGAATCGATCCTTGCGTAAGAAATATCATTCTCCGTAGCGAAACGATACCGGAGATTCGTGCCGTCTGCTGCTCTGGAAATATCCATCTCACAGGCCGGAACATAGTTTCTGTTATAAAGAAACATCAGGAGCCGGTGAAATGAGAGGTTCCGGGACTCCCATTCACCGCACACACTTTTGTAGAGCCAGTCATAATACTGCTCTGCCAGACTCGAAAATATCATTCGTCCTCCTCATTCTGATATACGTCGCAGAAGTTCTGCCGGACCTGAAGGATCTCATAGTCCTTCATATACTTGTGGTTCCGGACATGGACCGTGCTCGGCATATACACTCCGAAGTTCTTCAGCGCCTCCGTGCCGATCATATCCGCGACAGAGCCCTCGTCAAGGGGAGTGTCCTCGCCGTCGATGACAAGCTTTCCGTCGCTGTAGTACGAGAGAAAACAGGTCTCGTACTCATCATCCCCGCCGAAATCGTCCGGCTGGATGATCTCGATCGGCTCGTGGTCTGCGTTCACCTCCGGGTCAGACTCCGTCCGATACTTCCCGGCCAGCTGCTCGAAGCTCTTCTGGGTGGCTTTCTCTTCGATTTCCGTTTCCATATCGGCTTCCCTCTCCTGGAGATGGCGGCGATCCGTCTCATACCGCTCGTCATAGTAATCCCGATACTTCTTCTGGAACAGGGTATGCATGATGCACACGCCGGTGCTGACGCCCGCTCCGAAGAACAAAATATCACGAATCGTTCTGTTCATTGTCTTCTCCTTTTATGCTCATAAAGGTAAACGCCAGTCCGCCAAAGAAAAGGGAGACGCTCATAAGAACGCCTCCCACGACATGCCGCTTACGTTTCGTGTCGGTCAGATAGTCCAGAAACAGGAATACGTTTTCCAAACTGTCCATAGCAACGTCCCTTTCACTTCGCGAGAACAGCCAGACCGGAAGCAAAGCACACCCCGGCCATGACTGCGAACACATAAGAGAGTCTCTTTACAATTCTGGTCATAGCTATCCCTCCGAAATATCAATCTCAGATCTTGTCTATGATGACGCCGTCGCAGTTGAACACGATCATGACAGAACGCTCCCAGCCATCGATGAAGTTGTTGAGCTGTTCTTTTCCGGGAGCATAGTTGGTGACATGAAAGTCAACGCAGTTCTGCTTTGTCGGGTCGTTCGGGTCGTAAAGCCAACCCACGAGCTGACCTTCGGGTCTCCGCATAGTGACGCCGCCATAGGTGCCGATCATGGAAAGCACTTCGTTCAGGAAAAGATGCCCCTGCGTCTTGAGCCGCTTGTTGGCAGCGCTCTCGACCATGAGCAGGTAGTTTCGGTTCAGGTCTGCATCGGGCTGCCATGTATCGACGCTCTCGTCGAACAGGAGACTGTAAGGGCTCTCATGCTTGGAGGCAATGTCTTTGTACTCTTTGATGACCTCCTCGGTGCCATCATCCTTCTTCGCAGTGGACTCGACTTCAACTGCTTTGATATTGTGCTCGAGCTCATGCTGGATACGGTCGCCGAAGCGCTCGGTAACGCGGGACTTGTACTCGTTGAAGGTCTTGTCCAGAGCGATGTAGGCAGCCGTGAGGGTTGCATTCCGCTTGCTCATGATAGTGTGAGAGCCGAACATGCAGCCGAGTGCGATCGCGCCGAGACTCACAGCGGGAGCATATGCCTTGGCGAGCTTCACGCCGGTCTGGATGTAGACGGCCGTGATGTCCTTCTTGACATCCTCTTCGGTATATGTTTCATCCTTGTTCAGGATGATCTGGCCGTTCTCGATCTGCTCCTTTGCCTTATGGATCGTTGCGACGTCGGCCTTATGCTCTTCGATGATGTCCTGTGCCTTGATGGTCGCCTTGCAGGCCATAACAGTAGCCGTAACACCGCAGACTGCCGCACTGATGATCATAATGGTCGGGCTGGCCTTCTTGAGCCGGTAGCCGTACTTGGACGCCGTGCGAGTCACAGCGTTGACGATTTCATCTTTCTTGATGCTGTTCAGAATTTTCATAAAATATCAATCCTTTCTATCTCAGCTGAGGGGAATCGGACGGGGCAGAACAAGGCGGTACCCGCCCGGGATGCCCTTGATGTACGCCTCATTGAGGTTGTACCAGCCGTAATTGTAGTCGGTGGACTCGTTCGAGACACCCATCATGTCCCACAGGTCGCCTACAGACACCTGCTTGTACTTGCGCAGGGCATCGTACATCTCGTTCAGTGTGCTGTCTGCGTCGTAGCGCACTTCAAAATCAAGATTCTGAAGTGTTCTTGCCGGGCGTCCGGATGTTCCCGGGCGGCTGCTCTGACCGTCCTGATAGTAGCGATCGTAGCTGTTACGCTGCCGACTCGAGCTGCTGTAATTCGTAGACGAGCTGCGGCTGCGGTCATCGCCCCAGAGAGCGATGCTGATGGCAGAATTAAAGATGCTGCAAAGCCCGTTCTTCAGCATCGGGATGAGATACTCCGCGATGATGCGGTCTTTGACGGTCTTGAGGTCCTCCGCCAGAAAGTCGTTGGCGATCTTCTGGATGTCGTTCTGCTCCTTGAGCGTAACTTTTCCCCTTACGACCTTGCCGAACTTCTTCTTGGGTTCGCCCTGGGCCGTATTCAAATCATTCTTGGGCATATCAACCTGTGCCATTGTGCTTCTCCTTTGCAAAAAATAAAAAAGTAAGAGCTGCAGATTTCTCTACAGCTCTCGCCTTATCTGACATTAGTTCTCTTCTTCACAAGTTTCCTCGTCAGAAGTCACATCCTTCGACTCCACGTCGATGACCTCGTTCTTGTTCGCCTTCTTGCTGGCCATCTTCTCCTTGAAGTGCTTGAAACCCTTCTTTGCAGCAGGGATGCCATACTTCACACCAGCGCCGATGAGCAGCGCAGCACCAACGCCGATCTTGACGATCTTGCCAAGATCGAGGTTTGCATTGCTCTCACAGTCGCAGTCCGAAGTATAGTTCTCCGCCTCAACGGGAACCAAGTTCTCAACAGGAGCGTTCTCCATCATAGAAGTCTCGTTCTCCATAGTCACGTTGTTCATTTCGTCCATTTTTGTTACCTCTTTCTTATAAATAAGTTTATAATGTCGGAGTATTACCTCCATAAAGCAAGCTGAATTTTTCGCGCCGGGGTCTCAAAATATCAAAACCCCAGCCACTTGGGCGGAGTGCTGTAATCCAGCACAAGACAGGGCGTTCCGTCCTCATCCAGTTTCGATGTATAGAAGGTGCTGATCTCCAGAGTCGTTTCCGTGTCCCAGCCCAGAAGGTCGCCGTTTCGGTTGTGCTCGATGCCCAGATAGTCGAACAGGTCATTTTCCGTGACCCGGAAATCGCTGAGCAGCTGCTTGTTCACGCCGTTGATGGCTTTTTCCAGCATGTTTCTTGACGTGAAAAAGTATGTCCCGGAAAGGCTTTCCCAGCATTTGACCGGGTCGTTGTAAAAGTCGTTGCCGATGCCGGGCTTCTGGGGCGTTGCCACAGGAGGATTCTTCGGCTCCGGGCATTTCGCCATATTGTCCAGCGCGACAGCTTCCTTGATCTCCTTCGCCTTCTCCGGCCCGACCGTCTCCACGACCTTGTCCTGATAGCTCCGCAGAGCCGTCTCCGACATGGTGTAAGCTGCCGCCAGCGCAGCGTTTCTCCGGTCGTTGACGCTGCTCGCTGCGATGATGCAGCCGGTCGAGATACCCATAGAGATGGCCGTGGGGATGTACACCGGCGCTGCCGTCTTGACAATGGTCTTGGCGTCCAGTTTCTCGACGCCCAGCTCTTTCTTCTTCTCGTCCAGCAGGATCATTGCCTTGGGCGTTGCGGTGATTGCAAAGCCGACCGCCGTAAACGCGCCTGCGATGCCCAAGCCCAGTAAGATTTTCGAGCTGTTCCGGCTGAGGGTCCTCCTCGCCGTTTTGGTCAGTGTTTTCCAGTTCATGTTCGTACCTCCAAAAATATCAATGAATTTATAAAAAGAAAGAGCCGTAGATTTCTCTACAGCTCTCGCCTTTCAAATGTGTCCATTCCATTTCAAGTTCTGAAACCGAATTCTGCTTCCGCGCTCACTTTCCAGTTCTCCGGAGATGGTGTCGTAGATGTATTCGTACAGCCGGATCGGCAGGCTAAGCACATACCGCATCGTGCCATCCAGCACGTGCAGCAGTCTCCTGCCGAAGTCCTTCCATAACTTCATCATAGCATCATCCACCTGAGCGTAATAGTTGCGATTATACATAATTCAAATCTCCTTTATTTGTTCAGTTTGGATCTTCTTCCATAAAGCAGACTGAATTTTTCGCGTCAGTTCGCGCTGTTCTTTTCGGCCAGTTGACGCTGCACTTCTTCCTGTACCATGTCGCGCAGTTCGTCATCGCTCTTCTGATCCTCGATCAGGTCATGCCCGAAGCCCAGCAGTGCGCTTCCTGCCAGCAGTGCGATGCTTGCCACTTTCCACCAGTTGATGTTTTTCATTATCATTACCTCTCTTTGTCAGGTTCATAATCCAGGTAGTCAGAGATCGGGGGCTGGAATGCATATACCTGATAAACCTCCAGCCCATCGTCCGTCGTCTGCTTATTGGCAACAAAGTCGATCCAAAAATACTCCCATTTGTTGATCATATAATCCGAGCACCAGCCCACATCGTCCTTCTCCGGGAGATAATCCAGACCGAGATAGCTGTACAGATTGTTGATAGACACTTCACCGTTTAAGCTGAAGTCACGGTTCATCTGATAGAACGCATCGTACAGCTCTGCTTCGGTGGCATGGAAATATCTGTTCGAGAAAGGCTCGTAGCAGAGCAGCTGTTTATCTTCTTCGGCAGGTTCTTCAACTTTGGATTTCTCCAAAATATCAGCCTCAGCTTCAGAGCCAATACGCTCTGCCACCTGCCTGCGGTACTCCTGATAGGTCTTGCCCAGCGCCATGTAAGCCGCGGTCAGGCTTGCGATCTGCTTTTTGTTCAGTGCATTGGAACCAAGGATGCAGGCGATGGTGCCGCCGCCGAGGATAACAGCCGGTGCATACGCCTTCCAGCATGTTTTGACGATTTCCATCTTCGTCAATGGCTCCTCTACAATACCCTGCTCATCTTCGTTGTATTTTCGCAAGGCTTCGTCCACTTCGAGCAGATGCTGTGCCTTCGTGGTTGCCCGTCCGGCCTCGATCGCCGTGGCTACTACACCTACGGATGCCGCCACCGCCAGAATAGTCCCGCCATGCTTTCGCAGGAATTTCGCGCACGTTTTCGTAAATTTCATTGTTCAACCTCCATTTTGAAAAAATAAAAGAGCCTACGATTTCTCGTAAGCTCTCATGGTCAGTTCTTCTGTTTGGTATAACTTGCCATGAAGACGTCCACGTACTTAGCAAATACGGGTTTGAAAGTATGCCTTGTAATATAAGAAAGTCCGTCTGCACCAATGTAGTTTCCTCTATCATAGAGTCTACTCCATGCCAGGCAGTATCCGTTCAGTCCTCCATATACAAACAGCATAAATCCAATTATTCCCATAATACCAATTTCCAATGCTTTCTTCATAATTGTTCAACCTCCAAAATATAATTCTGAGACTAACCATCTCATAAAGCACACTGAAAATTTCGCGTCACAGCACTCCGGCATTCTTCAAAATATCATTGAGCTGTGCCTTCGTTACGTCGGCGTCCAGTTCCAGATGCAGATGCACCTTCTGCTCCTTGTCCTGCCAGTTCGCCTGAATGTCCTTCAGCTCCACCTCAACGCCCGGCATCTGCTTTTTCAGCGCCTTGTTGATGATCTGCGAGATAATGCGGCGCATAAAGCTCGAGCGGATGATCATAATGTCCTCCATTGTTCAACCTCCAAAAATAAAATGAAAAAGATAAGAGGGCGTGTATCTATCAGATATTATCCTCCAGATTGCTCTCTTTCATCTTCTTGAGTGCTCGTTTTTCCTTCCACTTATTCCATGCATACATGCCTCCGTAAATAACGGCAGTACACGTACATGCATAACCCAGTGTCTTAAACCAGTCGTTCATAAAGTTCTTAATAGCTTTCATCATAGGTTTTTCTCCTTTCAATGTAAGCCCTCTTACCTCCATAAAGTAAGCTGAAATTTTCGCGTTGAAACTACTGTGACACTTACTGATGGTTAATTGCTTTCATAAAGTCCTCTCGTGCCCGAAGCCAACCCGACAAGCATTTCTCGAACGGCTCGTAGGGCTTTTTGCTCTTGCTGTTAAACTTTTCATGCAGAGAGAGCATGATGTTCCACTTATAATACAACACACGCTCTTTCATAAATTTGACAGCAATTTCCTTCATCTCGTTGTTCGTAAAGTATTTCATAAAGCACCTCCAAAAAATATAAAAGAAAGAGCCTATGTTTCCATAAGCTCTCTTCGGATAAAGCCAGTTTCTTGTCGTTTACCGGTCTATCGTAAAATATCAGTCTTTCGACGGCCGGAAAATTTGCACGAACAACCACATCACGAGTGCAACAGCGCACCCGATCAGGAATGTCGTAATGATTTGCCCGACCGAAATCGTATAGTTCCAAATTTTCTTACCAATAGATTCGTTCATAATACGCTCTCCTTTGCTTCGGGCTTTATCCCATAATATAAGGAGAATTTTTCGCGTCAGGCGTTCGCAGCGAGATATGCGAGGCACTCTTCTTTTGACAAAAAGCACATCGAAAATGCACTATGGTTTCTGTTGTCTACAGCCCAATAGCCAGATTCCGATTTGAACCAGTATAAGATTGCCGGGCCATGTTCGGGGTCTTTTGCGATTTCTATTGCACTTTCTTCTGCCATTTGCGGAAAAATAGGGTCTTTCAATAACTTTTTTCCGCAGAACGGACAGTATTTGATCTCCACGCTGCAAGCAGGAATACGGCTGGCAGCATAACCCCTAAAATTTTTATCCTTTGTGCCATAGTCGATTTTAGCCCGAATAATAGGAGTCCCCTCTTTCCTCCATGTTATCCACAGTGCCATCGCAGCATTATGTCCTCCCGGAAGCTCCACATTGCTGCTTCTGAGCATGGTACCTGCATCGCAATACTTGCACATACAAATCGTCCTTTCTTAAATCAAGCTCCGGTCAAACACGGTCTCCCATCGCTTTTTCTTGAGCGGTTTCATCCGCAGTGCCCACATGATTTGCCGGACAGTGACCGTCGGATACTCTCCATTTTGATTTCTTCTCTTGGCATGGTGGTCAAAATACTCCTTGAATCCTTCATGGAGGTATATCTTATCTGTTAGCCACGGGTCTATCGGCCCCCAATATGCAGTTTTACTTTTTTCATTAAACCGTTGCTGGATGACGCAAAGCCCTTTCCCGTGCTCGAAATATAAAGTGCTCACACGGTAGACCGGATGGTTGCAGCGGTATACACTTCCGTAGTAGTTCGTCCATTCCTTTGGAATATCGTTGTGATACCTCATAAAAATAAAAAGAGCCCGAAGCTTTCGCCGCAGACCCTCTCGGTTCCTCCTTTACTTTCTGTCCGTAAAGCCTCTCTTGATCTCATGGAGACCTTCGTTCAAAGCCCTCGAAAGCGGCACAACACCGCCAGCCTCGCAGATCGACCAGTAGATCGTCGTACCAACCGTGATCAAGCACGTTGCTGCCTGCATGCCAAACTTTGCCCACTCAAGCTTCCGACTCTTGGCAGCCTTCTCCTGATCGTTGATGAGTTCCTGGCCCTTCCGCCGTTCTTCATCCTCTTTCAGGCTCTGGCTGCTCTCCTGCTCATCGCTCTTGAGCTGCATGTCGTACAACTGCATTGCAACCTTTGCCGTATTCGTGTACTCGTCCGTACCCGGTTTCAAGTCTTTGAGACTCCCCAGCGATTGCTTTGCCGCTTCCTTCAACAGTTCTTTGTTTTCGTAGTTTTCCATTTTAATTTCTCCTTTACAAAGTAAATTTGGAGTTTCCTCCATTAAGCACCCTGATTTTTTCGCGCGAGATCAAGTTTATTGACCCGCAGAACAACGTACTCCTCGCCCTCGAACTCTGTCACCTCCTCGTCGAGACTCAGCGAGAGATACGGCCAGTCGGGGTCGTCCGGTTCACCGATGATGAGCTCACCGACCGAATGGTTGATGTCACCGACGTGGCGGCAGAGTATCATGCCGAGTGCAAAGCCGATGACCATTGCGAAAATAAGATAGACGAAATAGTCGTTCATACTTTTCTCCTTTATCAAAATATCATTTAGGGCGGTCCAGTGCGTGATGAAAAAAAAATAAAGAGCTGCAGATTTCTCCACAGCTCTTGTCGGCTCAGATGTCGTTACGAATCAGAAATAATTCTCCTCTGTTGCAAGCAGCCCGTACCAGACCACTGGCCCGAATCAGGTTTATCGCGTTCGTGTAAGACGCCTGTGCCGTCGAAGCATTTGCATACTCGCCTGTACCAATGTACATAACTTTCTGGTTGCTCTCGATAAACACACGTATCTTGTCCATCGCGTTCACATAACCACGGTCGTAAGTAGCCTTTACTCTCTTGTACTGTTTCATCGTAAAAATCTCCTTTCGTTCTTCGGAAGACATCTTCTTCCATAAAGGAGCCGGAAAAATTCGCGTGTACGTTCTATTCTAGAATAGAAAAAAAAGAGTCCGAGTTTCCTCAGACTCCGTCTCTGGTCGAATGTTTTATCGTACGCCCATGTAGTATTCGGTAATAAGCTCGAGTTCGTTGCGTTCTACCTCCGGGTAAGAGACGTTCATCGTCTCGTTAAATCCCTTCCCGATAGAATTCATCATTTCCTCGAAACCCTTAACAATATACTTAAACATAGTAGTTACCTCCTATTATTAACATTTCTTTCCATAAAGGAGGCTGAATTTTTCGCGTCTGCGCGCAAAAAAAAAAGCCGCCGATTTCTCAGCAGCTCCCGCTTTCATACATGATTCGGATGACTCTTCCAGTATACCAAAGCATCAGTATACTTCACAAGAGCTTCCAATTCGCCATCAATATCAATGTATTCACTTTTTTCATCACCTGAGTAATTTCCTCCAGTGAAGATTGTAAGTTTTACCATTTTCTTGTAGCACTTCTTCAGCTCCTTGTCGTAATCAATGTTCTTTGGTCTATACATAATAGCCATAGTAATCACTCCTTTCATAATAGGAGTTGATTTTTTCGCGTCTGCGCGCAAAAAAAAAAGAGCCGCCGATTTCTCAGCAGCTCCCGCTCTTTAGTGTCTTCTCTTTGTTCTCTGTTTCACTTCTTCCGTTTTTGCGCCAATGAGGCCGATCGCCTTCACCAGCAGTACAATAATCAGAATTGCGATAATCAGACTAAACATAATAAATACCACCTTTCTCATAAAGGCGGCTGAATTTTTCGCGTCTCAGAAAAAAAAAAGAGAAGCGTTACCGCCCCTCCAGTTCTTCAAGATGTTTCTTATAATAGTTTAACATATCCTCATGAAATCTTATCATCCTTTGCGTTTCCAGCTTTTCTTCTTTGTAAATGTCTCGTAAAGCAGGCAAGTCTTTGTTATGCATTCTTTGCAAATCCACCTCGCTAATAATATAGCCTGCTTTTTTACTCGAAATGCTAGCGATCAACCTGCCGCTACGAATCCATCTGCGTATAGTTTCTGGGTTCACACCAACCAAAGTTGCAGCTTCATAAACAGTATATGTCATAATTTTAACACCTCCATAAAGGAGTCAGTTATTTTCGCGCCTACCTGAAAAAGAAGAGCCGCAGATTTCTCCACGGCTCTGTGCTTATCGTTTTGGTTCTACCCAATCTTTGTTTTGTCTTGCCAGATATTCACACCTTTTCATTTTATAACTGATTTCAGGAAACTTATTATCCAGCCACGCCCAATGATCACCGGGATAGCACTTTGGGAAAATCACATTATTACTTTCGATAGTATCGAGCATAATTTCAATTCGTCTTTTCGAGTCATCTCTAATTTTCTCTCCTCTATCGTATTTGTGTAATGTTCTTTCTCCCACATGTGTCATCTGTGCCATATAGGCCAACGGGATATTGCGTTTTTCATATAGTTCCTTTAGCATAAATATCACCTCCATAAAGGAGTCTGAAATTTTCGCGTTACCCGCGTTCGATGCTCAATACCCAAAAGAATTTCCGGTACTGTTCGTAGTAACTTTCGCGGCAGCAGGGGCAGCCCTGAACGCGCAGAATATCATAAGGTACGCATTCTGTAGCCCCTTTTAGAACGAAGGGCGCTACGGCCGGCTCTACCTCATCGAGACAGTGCTTCACGAGGTCGATGCGTTTCGTAAAGAAGGCCCGCGCAATGCCCACCTGCTCCGTCGGATTCGAGGTGCGGCTTCCCCTCATCGTGACGGTCTGCAGTTCTTCCGGCCTTGACTTCCACCCGTTCAGGAGGGCCATTGCTTCTTCCCACTCGGGATATTGCAGGCAGAAGTGCTTGAGCTCATAGTAACGATGCTTTGAGATATAGTAGGGATTCCGCTCAGAAAGTTCAACGTGTGCCATGCTTACCCCTCCACAAAAATCCAGTTTGCTCATAGAGTGCCTTGGGCGAAATATAAAAGTTGATACGCCCGAGTTTAGCATTCATCTCTTTCACATCGGTCACAAGTTTTCCGTTTCGGGTAGCTTTTCCAATGGGCAGCCACCCCGCAATGATCCCCGCCCTCACCCATGAGGGGTCCCTTCCGTATACCCTGGCAGCGATGGAGACAGGCACTGACCCGGTCGGAAATATCAATTCATTCATACTGTGTTCTCCCTTCAAAAATATCTAAGGACAGCGTATCACGTCCTATTAGCATATTTTAGGGAAAGAACGGGGCAGTGCGTACTGTTTTTATTTTTCTTCACATAGGAGAGTTGACAAATGACATAGAATCGTTTAATCTAGAATAGAATTCAGAGCCAAAAAGGAGGTATTTTTCTTATGTTGACCACCTGTCCAGAGTGTGAATTGCAAATATCAAGCAAAGCGCTCGTCTGTCCACACTGTGGGTTCCCCTTGAAAAAAGATGCGCGGGTCTATCCTAGAAAAGCAAATAAACGTCGTAGACTGCCCAATGGATTTGGACAGATTTCTGAGATAACGGGGCGTAATCTAAGAAAGCCATTCAGAGTTCTTGTCACCGTAGACAAGACTTCGGAGGGCCGTCCTATCTGCAAGCCGCTTCAGCCGCAGTCTTATTTTGAAACCTACAATGAAGCCTATCTTGCGCTTGTGGAATACAACAAAAATCCATATAGTCTTGACAGCGACATCACAATGGATAAGCTTTATCAGATGTGGCTTGCCGACTATAAAACTCATGTCGGCGATAAGATGGTTGAGAAAACCGAATGCTGCTGGAGGTACCTTCGCAAGATCCACAACCTAAAACTTCAGCAGATGCGGGTGCCTCAGTTAAAGCTTGCCATTGATGAAGCCACAACATACAAGAGCGGAAATGAAATCGAACTTCCCCGCTCTGCGAAAGGCCGGATAAAGAGTCTGCTTAATCTCATGTATGACTACGCAGTTCAAAATGAGCTGGTCAATCAGAACTATGCCCGAGCATTCTCGCTTTCCAGAATCGATCAGGAAGAGACCTCTCGTGTTGATAAAAGTCACATCCCTTATACAGATGCAGAGGCTGCTCTCATTTGGAAGTCGTTGGAGAAATATCCATATCTAGATATCACGCTGATACAGTTCTACTCCGGATGGCGGCCTAATGAGCTGCTGAGTATGCGAGTTACAGACATCGACCTGGATAATAAAACATTTCATGGAGGCTCCAAAACGATTTCCGGTAAAAACCGAGTCGTTCCGATCCACTCGAAAATTTTTCATTTGGTTGAGCGATACTATAATGAAGCAGTTTCGTCCGGATGCAAATATATGTTCCCGTCCGACACCCAGCCCGGGAAGCCTTATACCTACGACCGCTATTATGTTCGATTCAATGAAGCTCGCGATGCTCTTGGGCTAAATAAAAATCATCGCCTCCATGATGGCCGTGTCCAGTTCGCAACCATGGCCAAGAAGTCGGAGGTCGATCAGTATGCCTTAAAGAAAATCCTTGGCCATTACATTGATGACATCACAGAGAAATACTACATCAAGCCCGATATGGACTGGCTTCGAACTGAAATTGAGAAGATCAAGTAATCAAATGAATCCGAATGTGGGAGTACGAGAAATTCATCATGTAGGTTTTTGGTGCAGGAATAATGCAGGAATAATATACGAGTTGTGTACATCTAAGTGCTTCGAACCGCATCTAACTACATTAAAAACCAGCGTATTATCAAAAATTATTCGATATAGCGCTGTGTGTAAATTCTTCCAGCAGTCTTTTACCCCATCGTATCATCGTCATTTTCTCCCCAAAATATAGGATTACTCTACGAATAGCCCACACCCTTCCGCCGCCATCCACATCTCCCCACGCAGAAAAAAAATAAAAGGCCCTGAAGATTCCGCGCCGCAACCAGCGTAGTGCATCTCCAGGGCCTTTTTTTCATGCTATGCCATCCCTTGCATAGGGCGGTTGCCATTCCAAAATATCATAGCCGAGTTGGTCAGACGCTTTCCAAAATATCATTGCGCCATAGTCTGCTAACAGGTTGCAGATCCACTCTTCAGCTTCAGTCCAATAGGCCGGTCTCACCATGCGGTGTAGCTCTGGCAGCATCCCGTAGCTTACCATGGTGGCATGTCCCAGCTCGTGCAACAGCACCCGCTCCAGACTCCTGCCGTGTAGTCCCTTAGCAAGCCAGATGCAATGCGTTCGGGGATCTGTCACGGCAAGAGTCCTTCTGCCGGTGCGGTCTATGAGTACAGGATCATCCTGGTCTGTGTACAGCACTCGCCAGAATATCCCGTTCATCATAAATCGAGCCATTTTGAAATTACGTCGGCATGTCAGCCACGAGCTTGGAGAAGTCCGCCTTGATCTTCTTCCGCAGCTCAGGGTCGGCATCGCCGTAGATGGTACGGATAGCGGTCATGGCGCTCATCAGATGCTCCCCAGCGTACTTGTCCATATCCGCCTTGTCCATGGCAGAGTGGCTTTCCGTGTAGTGCTTCCGAGCTTCCAGATACTCCCCGTAAGGCCGACCGTACTGGCCTTCCTCATGCCGGAACTCCCCTCTGCGGCTCAAAGGCCATTCGCCGTGGTCCTTGTCCTGCATCCGGTTCTCGAACTCCTCCGGGTCCCGCAGCCAGTCCTTCATAAAGGCCTGCTGTTTGGGCGTCTGGGTGTACCCCATCCGCTGGTAGTCCGCATCCTCCATGGCCTTGATCAGGGTCTTGTAGTAGCAGGCTTCCCAGCAATACTTCTGGGCCTGAGCCAGGTCTTTGATCATGTCGATCACTTTCCCGGACTCTTCAGTGTCTGCAGAGTCCACGCCCTTCGCCAGCTCGACTTTCTGGGCATCCACCAGAGTGTCCATCATCGAGCGCAAGCTCATCATGCAACGATCCTCCATGTTTCAGCCCTCCTTATGCGATTCGTCTGACCACAAGATTTGCACCAGGCCCCACGGTCAGGTTGGCAGTGCCGGTGTTCACGATACGGATAATATCATACATTCCGCAGCCGTTGCCTACCAGCATGGTCTTGGCCACGTTGTTCAGGTCACCGGCCGCAGCGGTGGTGGAGATCATGGTAGAGCCCGGGAGCACTGCATTCCCTGCGGAAATGCTAAGCTGCACGGCACCTGCTGCCACGCCACCAATGTTGCCCGAAAAGACGATCTCATAGATCCCGTTCAGCCGCAGCCGCACATCCGTCATGCCGGTCTTGTGGCACTCAGCAGTGCAGCGCGTCTTCAGGTTGGTCACGTCAAACGCAATAGCCTGCCCCGGGGTCAGAGTCTGGGCGGTCGAATTGGAAATCTCGATCATGTTCGTTCCTCCTTCTGAATATCAAAAAGAAAGAGCGCCAGGCTCCTTGCCCAGCGCCCTCCATTTTGAATTTAGCTTGCCATGTTGCAGCAGCCGATCAGGCCATTGCAGCCAACAGCAGCATTGGGGTTCTGCACGATGTATGCCGGGTTGGGTGCGGGCCGGAGCTGGCTCACCAGATAGTTGTTCTGTGCCTGCTGGCTGGCCGCCAGGGACATCTGGCTGAGCTGAGTACGGAGCTGGGCGATAGTCTCGTCCTTGTCTGCCATCCGGTTTGCCACCATCTCGTCATGCAGGGCCCGGTAGTTGGCGTTGTCGTTCTGCATGATCTGCTGGGTCTGGTTGGCGATGGCGGTCGTGATGGCACAGGTGTTGGTGGCCATATCGTACTGGATCTGTGCCTGACCCTGACGGTTCTCGCAGCAGCAATTCGACAGCTGGGCCTGCAGAGCGTTGGTGTTCTGCATGTTGGCCACGGTGTCGGCGTTGATGGCCTGCTGAATACCGAAATTGCCCTGCATGAGGGCGGTGTTCACGCCGTTAAAGCCCTGAAGCATCGCGGTGTTGGTGTTGTTGAAGCCGTTCAGCAGGCTGGTGTTCACGGCGTAGAAACCGTCGCACAGGCCATTCTCGAGGCCATTCAGCTTGTTCATCACGCCCTGGTTGTCGAAACCACGCTGGACATCTGCCTGGCTGGCAGTACGGGTACCATTGCCCCGGCCGCCGAAACCGCCATAGCCGTTACCATCGCAGCCAAAGCCACCCCACAGTGCAAAGAGGATGACGATGATCCACCATGCGCCTCCGCAGTCGCCCCAGCCATTTCCGTTCCGGTTCCCTGTCACAGCAGCGATGTCAGCAAGACTCGGAATGTTCATACCAGTGTTAAACATATCATTTCCTCCTTCGAAAATATCAGTGAATGGATGTTCGGATATGTTCACTGGACCTTCTTTCAGGCCGCGCGTATCCTGAGCAAAAGCCCAATTCACATCAAAGAGATATGTTTAACGTCCTTTTCAGTTCAACGTCTCTGGAAAAACTGCATCGCCCTTGCGTAGGCCTCTTCCGGGGTCACGCCGTAGCTCTCGCAGAGGTTCCGTGCGATCTGTTCGCCCTTCGCATCGTCTCCATTTTGAATGACGGAGATCATGTTCTGAGCCAGCGGGTTCGACTGCATCTGAGGGTTCTGCCGGAGCAGCTGGCCCAGCATTCCGGCAATGGGATTATTTCGGTTCTGGTTCATGGTCTTCTCCCTTCTTATCTCCTCGGTACGGCTTGTGATAAGGTTTTGTGCGTTTTGGCGTCCGTTTGAGGAGCTCGTCCAGCTTCTGCCGAATATCCTCCAGCTCCGCGTTTGCAGGAGCGGCTTCGGTTTCCGGCGTCGTCGGGGCAAAGACCATCGTTTCGATTTTTCCTACGTTCGAGAGGTATTTCACATAGATACAGCTCATGTCATCCTTCAGAAAGATGGCCGGGCTTCCGTTGTTCGGCACCTCGTTGGGACGGACTTCCGCAATATCACGGATGACCCGCCCGGGCAGTGCCGGGACAGAAGCCTGCTGGTATCCATTTTGATTTCCCAGCCCGGGGTACCCCATGGGCTGACTGTTTTGCCATCCTCCCAGACCGTTCACTCCTTGAGGAAGGCCCTGCGGAGGATATGCACCGTAATAAGGGTTCATAGTGTCCTCCTTTGGTTCATAAGCGGTTATTTTCAGTTTTCCAGTGCCTTTCGCATCTGGTCAAAGAAAAACTGGATCACCCGCCCGATGGTCTCATCGGTAATGATCCACGAGATGAATCTGCCATACTTGCTGTTATTCAGGGCCGCTCTCAGCACCTTCGTCACCCAGGCCTTTCGCTCTGCGCCACGCTTTGTGCCCTGAATTTCCTGCTCGGCCCGGACTATTAAGTCGAGGACGAGAGGCCTTACGGCGGCACCGTAGCCCAACCTGACGCAGCCCAAGACGTAGAAGATGACGCCGCCCAGCATCAGCACTGCCGCCACCGGGGTGGGCAGGATGCTCAGAAGTTTACTCACTGCTGTCTCCATGTTTGGTCGCTCCTTTCATGAGGTACTTAAGAATGTTCTGATGGCACGCTTCCATGCCATCGTGGTTGTTTCCCGAGAGCTGTGCTTCTAACAGGTTCTGCACGCCGTCCAGGATCAGCAGGACAAGGTCATCGAGATTATTGAATCGCCGCATATCCCTGCCCAGTGCATCCTGCACGCTCATCATCCTGGCCTTCAGCAGCTCCACGTCATCCTTCAGATTTTTTATCTCCTCGTTCTGGGCCTTGTCTGGAGCCTCGGCCAGACCCTTGTACTTTTTCCAGAGATCAACCATCTTGTCCAGCGATGCCACAAACCCGAAGAGGCCGATCATCGCTGCACCGACGACTTTCAACGACTCATACAGCTCCATTATGCCTCCCGGAGCCGGGTCAGCCCCTTTGCCTTGATGATCTTCGGGTAGTTCACCGTCGTCACGTCGAGGTCCACCGGCCCGTTGATGCCCGGCACGCGGCCCTCACTGCTGTGCTGGTGAGCGCTGTACTTGAACTGCACCTTCGGGGTCTTGCCCGTGTAGTCCGCCAGCCAGACGTCCCACCGCCCGGCCAGCCTTGCCATGTCCAGATGGACGTTGGCATAGCTCGTGTAGGTGTAGAGCTGGGCGAAGAACCCCATCTTCTCGATCTGCTCGAGGTGGTAGGCCGCGAGGTTGGTCAGGTCGTTCGGCTTCAGCACGGCAAGCGTTTCATCTTCCATGTCCACCGCCACCGGCATGGTCAGTTCCTTGCCCCGCAGCGCCTGCCGCAGTGCAGCCAGCTCTTCGTCAGCCAGCTTCTCAGTAATGGCGTCGGTGTAGTAGTAGACGCCAATATCCAGCCCTGCCGCTTTTGCGTTGACATAGTTATCCTCGAAGGTGGGGTCGATGTAGGGGACACCGTTGCGGTTCCCTACGGCCCGCAGCATCACGCCTTTATAGCCTGCCGCTTCTACCTGCACCCAGTCCCCCAGTTTGATGATTCCCTGCCACCGGCTCACGTCGATGTACCGGTAGGGCGGGCCGCCCTGCCATCCGGTCACAGCCTCTGCCCCGGGGGGTTCGGGAGGTTCCGGTGCGGGCTTTGCCTCTTCGGCATCCTGCTCGTCCCCCGGACCAAAGATGGCCCGCACAAGCTTTTCCAGCAGCTCCAGCAGTTTATCCATTGTAGTAGTCCTCCCCCGTGATCTCCTTGTACTGTTCAGGGGTGATCTCCCCCTCGGCCACCCTCTTGGCCAGCTCCCGCTTGACCCCGGGGCGGCGGCTTGCGGGCATCTCTTCCCATTCCTTGGTGCCGGCGACCAACCGGTTCGCCCAGATTTTATCCATATACTACCTCCTTACTTGTTGTTAATAGCGGCATCCAGCTCGCACAGCGAGTCCTCGATAGTCGCCAGCCGCTCTTCCGATGCCATGTCCTGCTCGCACATGGCGTCCTCGATCCCCGCCACGAGGCCGGGCAGCTCTCTGAGCATCCGCTCCTCTTCCAGCTTCTTGTGGAGCTCTTTCAGGCTCTTATCCATCTTCCAAAGACTCATCCGATAACACCTCCGATCATGGTGATAGTGCCGCCGACGCCGGAAGCTCCCCTGGCAGCCGTGATCTTGTAGTTGAATGCAAAGCCCCGGGCGGCGGTCTTGTTGGTAAATGCGTGGTGTACAAAGGCCCGGCTCTCGCCGCGCTGGATGTCGGTGCAGTTCTCCCACACCGGGGTTTCGTCAAGTCCGTTGTTGGTCAGCTCCACGCTGAGGCTCATATCTGCCGGAAAACTGCCCTCCAGCGTCAGCGCCGCCACGGTGATGGTGTCGTCCGCTGTCAGGGGCTGGGCCAGCGAGAGAACGGCATGGGTCACGTTTTTGGTAAAGGTCGCCGTCCACTCTGTCGTGGTCTTTCCGTCGTCCACTTCCAGCGTCAGGGTATTTTCTCCGTTGAGGATCTGCTGGAACAGGGCTTTCTCACTCAGACACTGCACCGTGAGTTCAGTGCCGGTGGCCACGTTCTCGCGGACGGCCAGCTCCACGCCGTTCACCTTTTCGGTGATGGTCATGGGGTCTCCGTCGGTCACGGTGTAGGGCAGTGCAAACGGCTCGTTTTTCTCGCCGAGGTCGGTGCCGCTCTCACCCACATCGGAAGTGATTTCCGGCGGCTGGTTCACATTCGGGAAGCCATCCTTGTCGATGTACAGCGTCTCCGGCAGGGTGAAACAGGGGAGTTTTCCAGAGCTATATTTACTGCTATCGACTTTATAGAACGATATACTGGAGCCGCTTGCGCCGGAAACGGTATAATAATAATCGTAGTCATAAACATTATCGCCATCTTCTTTATGTTGGTCGCTCCAAGTCGGGTCTTGACTTCTTGTCCAGAAAGAAGTGTTGCTGGCTGTTCGGATATATCCTACCCGGGTTCTGGCTGCCGCCGAAAGAGCCGAACCATCCGCAAGCTTCTGTATCTCATACCTTTTAGTTATGTTAAGCTCTATTGCTGACAGTGAAAAGAAATTTGCAGAACCTATCAGTACTTCCGAATAGCTTCCAGACCAGGTAATATGTTGATACTTATATTTTGTGGTGGAAATCCATTTTTGTACGACAGATGTGAACTTATTTATGTAGCTTGATGAGATGCCAACACCCTTATTGGTCTCCGCCAGACTCTCCCGGCAAAACAGCGTCCGCCCCTTGCCGTTCAGACCGCTCTCATAGTTGTGGGCCAGCACGTAAAACTTTACCTTGCTGTTGCCCTCCATCAGGTAGACGTATCCGTCCCCGATGGCTAAGTCTTTGATCTGCATATTTCTGATCCTCCTTCCTCTTAAAACTCCACCCTCGACGCCGCCTTATTCCACACACCAGTCAGCTCTATACCATCCATCGTCCCGAAGGCCGAGACGAAACTGATACCGCTTACATCTGTGCCATGCACCATCTCCAAGAGTTTGATGCGCACACCGGTGGCCGCAGCGTCCGCCGCCGCGCCGGAGACGGTGAGGGTCTTGTCGGTGTTGGCAATGGCCGCCGCATCGCCGGCGTATTTCTTTGCGGCCTCTTCGCTCTTTTTGGCCTCGGCCTGACTGTTTGCCGCCTCATGGGCGCTGTTCTCCGCGTCCCCCTTGATGAGTTCGGCTTCGTCCCTGCTGGCAGCCGCTGCCGTTTCGCTTCCCTTGGCGTTGGTCTCGCTGGTCTTGGCGGCATCTTCGCTTGCCTTGGCGTTGGTCTCGCTGGTCTTGGCAGCTTTGGCCGAGTCCACCGTTACCTGTCCTACCGCCAGCACGTTCTCCAGCCCCTGGGCAATGTATTCTCGCACCTCTACGCCGTAGATCGCCTTCCGCACTCCTTCTACGGCGGCCTTCATCTTCTTTATGATCTCGTCAAAATTCATCCGATAATCACCTTACTCCTTCAGAAGGTCCATTTTGAATTTTTACCCTACACTGTTCAGATAGCTGATAGCGCCAACGACCTTGTCTTTCAGCACCGCCGCCAGGTTTCCGACGGTCCATTGACGCCGGGAAAGCGAGGCGCTGGTCAACCCAAAGGTAAAGTCCTTATTGTCCGGGGCGTCCAGAGGCAGGCGCACCTTGGTGCATACCATCCACATATCAAAGCTGTGGGGCTTGCTCAGGATGTTGGTCCGCAGCAGATACCCCAGCTTGTCCACTTTTTCCCCCATGTCCTTCCGGTCAAAGGCCCGAACGGTCAGGGTGGGTTCTGCCTCCTGCTTGTACTTGGCCAGCTCCTCACTGGCGGCAGAACTCAGGGTACTGTAGCTAGAGGCCTTGCCATCCACATAAATATGCCGGGAGCGCAGGCCGTACCGCTGGATCGACAACGCATTCTCCGATGTGCTGGAGATGGCGTTGTAGCTGATCTTCTTAAAGATCCACCAGCCCTTCTTCACCGTGGTGATGCCGTGGGCCGTTACGCTGTTTACAAGATCCGAACTGCACTTCTCATTCAGCACAAAGTCCAGCATGTTCACACCGTACTCGATGCTCTGTGTGGTGCTGGGCACATCCTCAGATTTTAGATAATCGTAGTAGAAAAAGTAGTCCTCGGTACCCGGGTCGTTGGCCAGCCGCAGCCGCAAATATCCCTCGTCCTTGTCCAGCAGATAGGTGCTCAGGATGCTCCACAGGCTGCCGAACTGGTCGCCGCTGTCGCTGGTGTCCACGTACCGGTTGGCCACCGTCACCTTGCCACGCATCATGCAGTTGGCAGGGTTCTCCCCCTTCCGGCTCTTGTCGGCATTCATTACGATGGAAAGCAGACTGGATTCCGAGCAGCTGTTGTACGAGCTTGCCGAGAGTCGGGTGTTGATCTGCCCCAGCTCGTTCAAGATGCCGTCCGCCGTCACCGTCTTGTCCAGATTGAACTCCAGCTCGCACTCCGTCACGCGGCCAAAGAAGATGCACTCGCTGTCCTCCTCCACCATGATCCAGGTGCTGCCCATCACAAAGTCGTCGTAGTAAGGGTTCTTCACCCGGCCAAAGCGGGTCTCGGCCTGATACGGCACCCTGCACGAAAAGCTTCCTGCCGATTTGTTCTCCAGCTCAACGCTGGGGTCTGCCACGATGCCCTGGGTCTCTTCGCCCTCCACCGAGTCGCCGTAAGAGTCGTACACCAGCACCTTTTTCGTCCAGTTGAACCGGGCCGTGCTGCTGTTGGTAAACTTCACCGATACCTGACCGGCGTATACCTTATATCTCATTTTGAAATTTCTCGCTTTCTGCCCTCTGTAGCAGCGCACTGCCGTTTACGCCCAGACGAAACCTCCCTTGTCCAGTCGAAACTTGACCGTCCTGCCAAAGGCTCCCCTCGTTAGGGGAGCTGGCGCGAAGCGCCTGAGAGGTTCTTCTCCTTACATCGCTCTACAGGTACGCCGGCCGGTAGTCGATGCTCACCGTGGTGTCCTCCTGCGCCTGCACCACCACCACACGGCCGTTGGTGTTCAGCGCAGTACCCACGATGCCAATGTTGGTCTTCACGTCCGGCTTCAGCACAGCGCCCTCACCGGCGTAAAACCGGACGAACCCGCAGAACAGCTCAAAGCCGCCGCAGTCCGGTGCCAGCGCCGCAGCCCCTGTGCCAAAGTCGAAGTAGTCGTTCTCTGTCAGGGCATCCTTGGGGATGTTGGGGGCGTATATCTTGCCGGTAGCCTCCACCACGATCTCGTAGGCGGTGTTCTTGGTAAGCTCAGCGCTCAGATCTGCCGTCAGCTCGATATGCGGCTGAGACAGAACATTCACTGTGCTGGTAATGGGCACCGTAGCACTGGCCATCAGTACGCTGGTTCCTTTCTTCCGGATGGATACCGTAGCTGTCCCGGTACTTACAGGACTCACAGTAAAGTTCAGCCCCATAATGGCGATGTCGTACTGCTTTGTCACCAGCGGCATCACAAGGGTCTGCAGCCGGCATTCGTAGCTGGTACCCCCGGAGCTATAGCTCTTCAGGTAGTCAAAGCGGGTCGTGGGCATGGACTCCTGGCTCAGCAGGGTGTAGTCCACTCCATTTTGATTCTGCATGTTCGAGGTCGCCGCTCCACTGCTGGTCACAAACACGGCGCTGGGCTTGTCCGTAAATACCAGTGGAAACGTCTCTCTCGTCCCGGCCGGCAGGGTCACGCCGTGCATCTTCACGGTGGCCAGGTCGGTCTCAAAGCAAAAGGGGTCCCACAGCCAGTCATCTCCGTCCTCTGCCAGCAGGTACTTGTAGGGGTACAGCCGGTATTGCAGGGTGATCTTGGTGTGGTTGTACTGCTGGCTGGGAGCCTCGCTCACCCAGATGCGTCCCACCCAGTAAAAAAGCGGGTCGTCGTCCAGAACGATCCGCGTCTGGAACGGCCGGGCCATCTTTTCCTTCAGCCGGGCCATAATATCCTGGTACGCCAGGTTTCCCACCGGCCCCCAGAAGTTGTTTTTCTCTCTCCACCGGTCGGTGTCTACGTAGAATTGCCAGTTTCCTTCCCGGTCACTGAACACCGGGTACCCTGTCAGTCCGTGGCTCAGGTCAGCCACGCCGCTCATACCCTCCACTTCAAGGGTCATGGTCTTTTCCGTAGGCGGCTGCACGATCGGCCGACAAACAGGGATCAGATAAAGATCCCTCCAGGTATGTGTGTCACCAATGGTGATCCCATGTGGTATCGTCTTCATCTGGTCCCCCTTTCTCGGTCATTCGGGCGGTGCAAGGCTGTAGCTGATCACGGCCTTGATCCTGCCGTCAGAGTCGGAGGCATAGCTGCTTACCCAGCATCTCCCCCGGTAGCTCGTAATGTTTCCTTTTCCGTTCGGCACGTCCACCAGCACTCTCCGACCCTGCAGGTAGTACAGCAGGGCGTGGTAAGTGGCAAGCCATGTGCTGTCTGTCACCATCCATCCATCGGATTCTTCCCGGTGGATGTCTCCGTAACAGTCCCAGAAGGTGTGGCTCTTGCCGTCCGGTTCATAGTAAAATGTCCAGCTCCCCTCAGCATTCTTGAACACCCGCTTCTCCAGCGGGGCATATTCAATGGTGCCGTGCCAGGGAGCTGCTTCCAAGGTGCGGATCTGCTCCTCAAAGGGAGCCACCGTCAGCGGGTCTGCCGGGATCAGCATCAGCTCGTCGGTGCTAAAGCTCTTCACCGGAGCTTCGGCGGGGATATGGAAGGTCAGCCGGGTGTACAGCTCTGCCCCTTCCGGGGTCACGTCTCTGCCAATACCCATCCTTACCGTCCTCTCTCCGCCAGCTCACCAAGGGCGGTGTTCATGTCGGTCTTGATCTCGCCTACCAGCTTCCGGCTGTTCATTACGACCTTCATGTTGGCCACAGCCCTTGCCACACCGTCGATCCGCTCGCCCATGCTCTGGATCGCATCCACCACATCACGGTTCCCGCTGGCCGACAGGGCCTCCGGGTCGTTGGGGTCTGCTTTTCCATTTTGACGATTGGCGTTCTGGTTCACCGTCCCGGCAAGGTTTGCCGAGCGGGTTGCGCTCAGGGTCACGGCCCGGTCTCCTGCCAGGCGGGAGTCCATCCAGTCCAGAGCGTTCTCTGCATTGGTCAGGTCTACCACCGGCTGGATGCTGGGGTCGCTTTCGTCGTTCAGCACGTCCAGCAGTCTCATGGCGCTGCTCTGGGCAATGTCCAAAGCGCCATCTGCCACGGCCTCAAGGCTCCGGTCCACGCCATCAGAGGTGTTCGTGATGCCGTTCGCCAGACCTTCCATCAGGTAGCCGCCGATCCCGGCAAATACCGTCGAGGGCGAGTGGACGCCAAACAGCTTCTTCACACCGCTGATGATGCCTGCAAAGGGCGAGATGATAAAGCTGCCAAAGGTCTTTGCACCTGCTTTCACGCCTTTTCCGAGGCCGCTCACGAGGTTCGAGCCGATGCGCTTCATGCCGTCCCAGAGTCCCGAAGCCTTCTCCTTGATCCAGTCCCAGGCCTTGCCGATACCGGCCTTTACCTTGTCCCAGTTCTTCACCACGGCAGTGCCTACCAGGGCCGCACCTGCCACGCAGGCACCCACCAGCAGTCCGTGAGGGCCGAGGCTGGCGGCCACCTTGGCAACGCCCATGCCCACCTTGGCCAGAGTTCCCGAGGTGGCAGCTCCGGCAGCGGTGGCAGCAACCTTGGCGGCTCCCGCAGCCTTGGCAACGGTGGTCACACCGGAGGCCACATTGGCGGTGGCAGTCCCCACGCTGCTCAGTGCCGGCACCAGGTCTGTGGCGGCTTTTGCGGCTTTTCCAAGGCCCAGAGCACTCTTCCCGGCGCTGAGCCATTTTGAGATCCCGCTTCCTCCGCCGGCAACGCCGGTGCTCTTCCGGCCCAGAAGTCTCTTGATAAAGTCCAAAGCCTTGGAGAAGAATCCTCCGCCGCCGGAGCCTCCCGGGTTCATTCCTCCCAAGAGCTTCGAGAGTAGCTGGGCAAACAGGCCGTTGCCGCTAAAAGCGCTCCGCAGAGCGTTCCCAATGGCCTCGCTCAGAGTCCGGCCAAAGTCCGTGCCTACGATGTCCAGCACAGCCGTAAGCCCGCTGGCCACCGCACTGGCCCAGTCTCCACGCATGGCACTTACCACAGCGTTCATGGTGGCGGCCATGGTCTCGCTGGCACCCTCTCGTGAGTACAAGCCGATCAGGTTGGTCAGGTTCTCTGCAAAGGCCGGGTTTACCTTCTTCCATACCTGGTTGAACCCGTTGTAGATGGGTTTCCAGTTCTTCGAGATGGTGTATCCCAGCTGCATCATGGCCTGCTTGCCGTTTTCGCTCATGTCAAACGCCGAGGCCAGACTCTCCGCAAATCCCACAAAGTTGTACTGCTCGTCCTGCAGCTCTGCCAGTGCGTCCAGAGCCTCCTCGCTGTCCTTCTTGCCCTGGGCTACGTAGAAGTCATAGGTCTTCTGGTATTCCGTCAGCTTTTTCAGCGAGGTGCTCATGTTGCGCATGGCAGCGCCAACACCCATAAGAGAGCTCATGGTTCCCTGCATGGCAGCACGACGGGCTTCCTTGGAGCCTTCGCCGTACTTCTCCACCGCCTGTTCGTAAGCGCTTTCCCGCTCCGAGAGGCTGCCGTCATCGTACAGCTTTTCCAGCATCTTCTGTCGGTTCGATACGATCTTGGCTTCCTTCTCGTATCGGGTGATCTGGTTGGCAAACTGGGTAAGCTGGGCCTTCTCAAGCTCGTTGATCAGCTCCTGCTGCTCCTTCTGCTCTTCCAGATACTTCCGGTATGCCACCTGGGTCTGCTGGCTCTGCTCCCCAAACTCTTCCTTGAGCTTGGTATATTCCTCCTCGGCAGCCGTTACCACCTTGGCCTGTGCATCGATCTTTTTATTGATCTGCATCATCTGCCGGTTCGAGCGCTCTGCTACCGTGGCGGTGTCCTCGTACATGGATACCCACAGGTCGTACTCGTCCTCGGCGGTCTTGGCGTCATTCTCATACCGGCTCAGCACATCACCCCAGATGTCGCTGTGGCGGCTCTGCCTCAGCTTCTCCAGATTGGCCTTCTCATCCAGCAGGGTGTTGTAGGCGTCCTTGGTCTTGTCGTTCCCGGCACCTACCCGGGCCAGCAGGGTATCGTACTGCTGCTGTGCAATGGCCACTCGGTCTGCCTGCAGCTCGATTTGCTTGGTCACCACCTCGGTCCGCTTTGCCAGAAGCTCCTCGTTGGTCACGCTGTGCTCGCTCTGCAGCTCCCACAGGGCAGTCTCCTTGCTCAGCGCGTCCTGCAGGTACTTGTTGGCCTTCAGCTTCTTGCTGTACTCCTCTGCAAGGGTCTCCGCCAGAGTTTTGCCCTTGCTGCTGGTTTTGCCCTTACCTCCAGTGCCGGTTGGTTTATTGTCGCCATCATCCTCGTCTTTCTTGACGTCGGCCTCTCGGTCCTTGTCCGTGATATTGGATTTGTTACTCACCCCGATAAGTTTCGAAGTCCAACCGCCATTCAGAATGTTTTTCTTGAAGTCGTCGAAACTCGGAATATCGATTCCGATCCCGCTCAACGCACCGTTGATGGCGTTGGCAACATCATCTCCGAGACCAGGAGCCATCGTATTGATACGGTCCGTAAAGCCCTGGATGTAGCTTGCAGCGTTGTTTTCACCGCCGGTCTTGCTTGCGTCATTGGCTTTGTTCGTGCCGGTCGCGATCGCATTCGCTGCGGCTTCCTTCACTTCCTCGGGCTTGTTTTCAAGCTCCTTTGCTGCACTGTCCACCTCAGCGGCACTGGTCTTCGCAACAGCGGCACTATCTTGCGTTGCCTCAGCAGTTTCTGTGATCTTATCGGTTGCTCGGAGCATGGAGTTTGCGCAATCGATGGTGGCGTAACTCACCTCGCCGGTATCGCTGGTCAACTGCACCAGTCCGGCCGTCTGCTCCTCCTGCGCTTTCGCAGATATGGCCGTTGCCTCGGTCGCCTTCGTGGTCGCCTCTGCATTATCGTGGTAGGCTTTCGAAGCACGATCGGTTGCCTCGGTATTTGCCTCTGTAGCAGCTGTATCACTCTTGGTCGCTTCGGTCTTCTCTTCTCTGGATTTCACGGCACGCTCGTTGGCAGCGAGACCCTTTTCCATCGCATCGCCAGCCTCATCGATACTTGTGCCGAACGCATTAAGGATCGGGTTGAAAATACCGTTGAAGATCCGTCCGATGGGGCGGTCGTTGTTCGTGAATGTGTCGATCCAACTCTCCAGGCTGAAGGGGTTGATCCACTTGTTCGCAATATCCGCATGCTCGTCAAACCAGCCCGTGATCTGACTCCAGAGATACTCCAGTGCGCCCTTGATACCTCCATTGCCATCTTCGCCTGCCCATGCCCACTTGATCGTCTCTACGACCACAGTGATGGCGATCTTGAGCAGTGCAATGAGGGCAAGCGTAATAGGCTCAGCGCAAGCAATAACGGTGTTGCATATCACATTCACAACGGCGATCAGCGCATCCTGAATATCAGGAGCTGCTTCCTTGATGGCCTGACATACCGGATCGGCAAACATGGCCAGCACCGCAAGAATGCCTGCCGCAATGCTGAACTTGATGAGGCCTCCTGCAAACACACTAAATGCTTTTGCCAGCCCGATCATCGCCGCAGCCACGGTGTTCATGCCAATGGCGATGGGCGGGTTTGCGCCGATGACCCCGAGGCCGATAAGCACTCCTGCCATGCCCACTATGCCGGCAATGACTCCGTCAAGGCCGATGCTTGCCAGGCCGTTAAGCGCCGGGGTCAGGATCAGTAGCGAAGTCGCCAACATCAAGCACGCTGCCGCAACGCCAGTAATGTTCGTTGAGGCAAGGCCAAGCCCTAAGCATCCGGCAACAAGAATTGCCATAGAACCGCCAAGTGCTATCAGCGCAAGAACCAGCCCCTTCGGGTCAGTCTCCGCAATCGTGTTGAACGCCACGGCCATCTCGATGAGCGCTGCGCCCATTGCCACAAGTGCTACTGCTGCGGCAGTGGTCTGCATGCTGTTCTTGGCAAGAGCGCTGACAGCAGCAACAAGCCCGATCAACCCCAGAGTAACTCCTGCCGCGCCTGCACCGCTTTCGTCGGTGGACATGGCCTGTCCCATAAGTTTCACGGCTTCGGCAAGAACCACGAGTGAGGTGCTGGCCAGGACCATGGCTTTGGAAGCCTTCAGAACCTTCTTGGTCTTCAGCTTACTCAGTGCAGCCAGAGCGATTCCGATCATGGCCAGCATACCCACTGCACCAACCATTCCGGCTTTCATTTCTTCCGAGCCTAATGCGGCAAAGGCAGCAACGGCCCCTGCAGCGATCAGCAAGGAACTGGCAATGCCGTTCAGTGCGATCACCAGACCCGCCATTTTACCGAGGTAAACGACCACCTGATCAAGCGGCTTGGGGTTCACCTTTCCAGAAAGCTTCTGCGCCCACCCAGCAGAGACAACCAGGATGGAAAGTGCGATGGAAACGCCATTGATGACTTCACAGGCATCATTGATGTCCAATCCATTTTGAGCAGCCTTGGCAAGTGGGATCAGCGCAAGGGCGATCATGTTGATCGCTGCGGCAGCAGCTATAAACTGGCCCGCTCCTTGCAGGTTGCCAAGTCGGTAGTTCATCATGCTCATAACGCCTGTCACGCCAAGCAGCATGGCGGCAATGTGGGACAGTGCGGTTATGGCAGTATCTACCTGTCTTTCAGGCAGTTTGGAGATCTTCACAAAAGACGTCACGAGCGTGCTGATACCAAGGCTGATCGCGGCGATCGTCCCAAACAGCTTGGCCGTATCCATGCCAGTCAGATCGGTCTTGGCCAACAGTTTAAGTGCACCGATCATCACAAACAGACTGGTTGTGATCTTGTACAAAGCATCCGTTGCTTTGACTGGATCTTCGATCCGGCTCAGCAGATAAATGCTTGCACTTATGATCCCCACGGAAGTAGCAAGACCTTTTGCAATGATAGCCAGATTGTTAGTCGTATTCTTCTTCGTCCAGGTATTTACAGCATTGGTCAGACTGTTGAGGAAGCTGGTCACAGGGTTTTCAAGCAGCTTCTTAAAAGAAATGCTTGCAATGCTCATCGCTTTCGACAAGCCATAGATAGCAAGGCTCAGCGCACCTACATCCAGCAACGCCAGCAGTCGATAGATGTCCACGCCTTCCTGCAGGTTAAAGAAATCCTTCAGCGAAGCGATCGTGTTTTTGCAGGCAGTGGCGATCATGTTCAGAACTCCGCTCATGGTCCCGCCAAAGTCGATTAAGGCCTCTTCCGCTTTTTCCGGAAGACTTACCACCGCCTCTTTGATCCGTTCCAGCAGTGGCACCTGCTCCGTGGCAAAGCCGCTTACTGTAGTTCCTGCTTTCTTGAACCCGCCAAAAGCGCTTCCGATCAATGCGCCGATACCATCGAATGCTGCAAACAAAATGCTGCCAAGCACCTGTATTGCACTGCCGATGACTCCACTGGCCGAGACACTTCCGCGCTTCAATTTATCAAGCATGACGGTCACGGCATCAACAACAGAGGCAAAAGCACCAAACTGGCTCTTGGCGGTCTCCATATCGCCGCCTCGCACGAACACTCTGAATCCGCTCCAGAGCTCCTGGATAGGCTTCAGCAATCCACCGATAGCGTTCACCAGGATCAGTACAACATCGCTCAGGCTGTCCGCATAGTCGATGCTATAGTTGATGTAGCTCAGGACGTCGCCGATTCCGGACCCAATGGTCAAAAGCAGATTCGTTATCGGACTCATGATGTCCAGCAACCGGCCGATCACACGGCTGGCGGTTTTCACAACGATGCTGACACCTTTAAGGCCTACGCGGATCGTGCTGAAAAGTCCTTTGAAGACATTGTTTACTTTTTCCGCTGTTTCGTCGCTGAGTTTGAGGCTGCTGGTGAGATCATCGAACCCTTTCAGCATATTGTACAGCGGGCTTCCGTCCGTCATGAACACCTCGTTAAAGGCGTCGCGAACAGGCTCGAGTACGCTGTCAATACCCTCCAGAATATTCAGGATACCGGCAAAAAAGTGCTCTCTGCCGGAGAGCTGGTTCATCTTCCCGGAAAACTCTTCCAGGTCAACGACTCCATTTTGAATTTTGTCGGCCATGTTGGCATAAGCGTTTGCCAACGCATTGATCTTATCTCGGTCAAGGTTCTTGGCATTGAGCTCTTCATCGCTCATCTGGACCATCCGGGCGTACCCTTCTGCCTGATCCCAGATCACGTCAGCAAGCTGCTGCGCCGTAACGCCGCTTTCCTCCAGCGCCTTCTGAAAGCTTCCCGCATCTTCAATGGCCTCATCCGTCAGCAGACCCTGCCGCTTCAGGCTCGTTTCCAGCAGATTCGTAAAGTTGTCAGTGGCGTCGCTGAACCCCTCAACGCCGAGAAGCTGATCCAGTCCGGAGTCAAAGGCACTTTTCAGCCAGCTGTTTCGAGCATCCTGTCCTCCGGCAAAGATGTTCCAAAACTGCTCTGCAAGCCCACTCCAAAAATGCTTGGCTTCTTCGTAGTTGCCAAACAGAATATCAAACGTCTCCATCCAGCCGGAGCTCACAGCGTCCTTCGTGGCGTCAACTGCTTCCGAGAAACTCTTTGCTTCCTGTGCCGCCTTAAATGCTTTTACCGTAACCTCGTCGTACTGGTCAGCCAAAGCTTCGATGGCCTGTGAGGCCTGCATTCCAGGGTTAGCATCCACCATCTTCTTGACCGCCTGGGTAAACTCGGCGAGCTTGCCAAAAGCGGTCTCCATGACCTCTTTATCGGCCCACTTGTCCGCAAGGCTGCTGCTGAAGCTGCCTACGGTGACTTCGCCTTCCTTGATTTTTCCCAGCTCAACGCCCGTTGCGATAAGCTGCTTTTTCAACTCAGCGGTAGCAACACCAGCAAGCTCTACCGATTTCCAGTCCATCAAGCTCAGATGGCCGGCGCTGTAACTCTGGTTCAGGTTGTAGATCACTCGCGAGAATTCGCTGGCACCTTTACCTGCATAGGCCGTTGCGTTGGCGATACCAATGATCATGGGAATAAGCTTATCAATGTCGCCGCCGGCAGCGGTAAGCTGGCCGAGGCTTGCAGTCATGTCCGTAAAGCCGTAGCTGGTCTCGTCCGAGTACCACATCAGCTTATCCAGATACTGGTTCACCTTGGTAATACTTTTGCCGGTGGCGTTCATGATAGTCTGAACGCTGGCGGTTTTCTGAGCATATTTGCTCCAGCCTGCGGTGATCTGATCCAACGACAAACTCTTCACAAGCTTCTCGCCGGCATTCATGGCCTTGTTGGTAATGTTCACCAATACCGTGGCGGCCATAATATCCAGAGCCGAAAACTTCTGCTGCAAGGTGTCCAGCGAGCGGTTCATGGTGGCAAAGTCCACCTTCTCCGCAGCCGCATCCAGCTTCTCAAAGCCCTTTTCGGCCCCTTTGAACTGCAGTTTCTCCATCATCCTGTCGATGGAGTCCATGGACTTTTTTGTGTTTTTCTCAAAGTTCGTATTGTTGAACTGCAGTTCTACAACACGCTGGTCTACTTCACGGCTCATTCTGTTTTCACCTCGCCCCATGCCCGCTCTGCGATCCTCTCAAAAACAGGACGCATCGCCGGGTTTATGTAATCCACTCCCTCTACATATCCGCCGTTCCGGGTGCCGTGTCCGTACTGCAGGATCACCGCAATGGGCACTCCATCCACAATGTTGGAGTTGGACCATGTAATGGTGATGGTGTTCTCGTCCCGGTGTACGGCATAGCTCCAGCTTGCGGCGGTCTTTCCGGTGTCTTTTGGGGTGGCCATCTCCAAAGCCTCTACACCCTCCCGGCCATACTGAGCCAGAATATCATCCAGCTTCAGCGCCGAGCACCGCTTCAAAAATCCCTTTGTTTTCTTCCAGTCGCCTTTCTGTCGGCACACGATCACCTTTGGCATTTCTTACCCCCTCGTGTGCAGCTTCGCTTTCCGCTGCTCATTCAGCATCCTCTGCTGAGCCATTGCCTCGGCCTTGCTCATTTTCCGGGGCGGGTTGTTGGTTTCCTGGCCCACCCGCAGCAGCGTCAACAGTCGGTTCAAATGCCACTTTTCGCACTCCTTGGGTATTCCAAGCTGGAACATCTGGTAGTACAGCACCTCCGCAGTGGTCTCTGTGCCTCCTCGCCTGTGGCGGGGCTTCTGTTTTGCAGTCTTCCAGTCCCTGGGCTCGTTCGGCTTTGGCTCGCCCCGGAACCAGGTAGCGGTCATGGGGTCGTCCATATATATGTTAATGTCATTCATCTGTTCTCTCGTCAGCCGCCGGTATACCTCGGGGTCAACCCCCTTCGTCACGGTCATGCAGCGGATATAGTCCATCTGCTGCTGAGCCGTCAGGTTTCCGACGTTCGACAAAAACGGAATATGCCATTTGCTTTCCCAGTTAGCCAGGGAGAGCAGACTGTGCTCTAACTTCAGCTCAACGGGCTTACCGTACCGGAACTCGGCCTTCTGTGGGTCCCAGCTCTGTGTTCCAGCTATTTTGATGGTCAGCATCGTCTGCTCCTCCTGGCATCAAATGTGTGGGCAGCGTGCTATGCAGTACGCAAAGCACGGTTCGGTATCATCAGGTTACGGGTTCAGCACAGCAAGGCCGGGCTGAGAAACAGGGGGCTTGGCGGCCTCATTGGTCAGGTCTTTGGGCAGAATGCCGTTCACAAAGTCCTCGGCAGCCTTGCCGTCGCCGCTCAGCAGCTCGATGTACAGGTCGCTGTAGGCCTGGGTAGCCATAAAGTCGTCCAGAACCTGCTGGTTCTTCACGAACTTCCGGCCGTCGGGGCTCAGCACACCATAACTGGCGCAGATGATCTTCTTGAACAGGTGGGTCAGTTCAAGCTGGTTCTTTGCCTCCACGATCTTCTTCACCGTCTCCACAAAGCCGCCGTCGGTGCAAAGCTGCATCTCCATGATCTCGGCCTTGGTCAGGTTGAAATAGTAGTCCTCCGTACGCTCGGTACCACCAAAGTCCACGGTGGTCATCGTCTTCTTAAGCATTTTTCTTCTCCTTTGTCCTGTTATTAGGCAGCGGCTGCCTCGGTGTCGGTGATCAGCTTGATCAGCTCATCCGGGCTGGGCAGGGTGGCCTCGCTGGCAGCCTCAACACCGGAACCACCGTCAGAGCCCCAGAGCTTGTTCTGGATAGCCAGCACGGTCTTCTCCTTCAGCTTCGAGCAGTCGATCTCCATGTGGCAGGTGGGGCGATGGCCCTTGACATTCACAGGAGAAGCGCTGCACTCCCAGCTGAAGGTGATGGCGTCGGGGCTGTCGTTGATGGTGGCGTAGCTCTTCTCGCTGGGAGAAGCGGTGCTGTTCCATACCACGTGGATCTTCTGGCCAGCCTCATCGGTGATGTCGTTGCCCTTGGTGGTCACCCAGCTAAAGCCAAAGGCCTTGCGCTTCTGCTGGCCAATGGTCACGCCGGTAGCCACACTGGCAGAGCCATCACAGGCAGCCCACTCATCAGGGTAGGTGTAGGCCTCAATGGTGTAGCCGTAATCCTCGGCGCTGCGCAGGCTGGCGTACTTGATGTCGTCAGCATACAGCTTGGTCTCCTCCGCACCAGAGGGGCTCTCGGTCACAGCGGTAAGGCCATTCCAGGCAGCACCCTTCTCGTAGGTGCCCTCAGTGGTCATGGGGTACAGAACGCCGCACTTGGTGCCCATTTCGTAAAATTTCTCGCCAACAGCGTCCCAGATCAGTCTTCCCATAGTCTTTCCTCCTTCTTAAACATAGGTCGTAAACACAGTGTGATATAAGTTTTCCGAAACAAAACAGCGGTCGTAGGCGCATTTCGGCAATACGCTTACGGCCGCTTTCAGTTTCGAGTCGGGGTCGTTATCCATCACCGTCACCGTATAATGGGGATGCTGGATATAAACTCCGTCATTGGCGTGCTCGTTCCGGATACGGCTTTCGCTGTACACGATACAGGGGTATTTCAGCTTGTATCCGGCAGGCGGCTGAAAGTAGAGGTTCTCTTTCCCGGTCGCCTCCCGCAGTACCTTCCGCAGCAAAGCGTCAAGCTTCAGGCGTGCTTCCATTCCAGATCCCTCCTAAGGTCAGCACCAGTCTTGGGTACTGCACTTTCACGTTCGTGATCTTCCAGTGCTGCCCACAAAACGTGGCATATCGCATGGCGTAAAGGTTGTTTTGTGCAAATGGGTCGGCTACAACGCTCAGTTGGTTTCCTACTGTAACGTCCTCATTGATCTTGTCGCTCCCCTGCATCAGCCGCCCAAACTCCAGCACGTCGCCGTAATAGCTCCGCTCTACGATCCGTTCTACGAATACGCTTGGCGCTGATTCTTCCGTATCCTGCGCAAACCCGATCTTCCCGCTCCATTTCATAGTAGATCCTCCCTAAGGAACCCGAGTTGGGGTGCCCAGCAGCCGCTTCACTGTCGCTCGCGTCTCGCTGACCCAGGCCAGTTCCTCACTTCGCTGTTTCCGCCACTGGCGGCGCTCAGTTCGTCACCATTTTGAATTTTGTCCGGCAGGTCAGTTTGTTATCGCTAACTCGATGACCTGCTTATTACTCCTCTGCCACGGTGCAGGTCGTAGCGGTAGTACCGTCGTACACCACCACACCGGCAGCCAGCAGAGCGATAGGCAGGTAGGTCTTGGCGCCGTCCACGATCATCAGGCGGCCCAGCTTAAAGGCCTTCTCCACGTCATCCTTCTTCGCCTGGGTCTTGTGTGCCTCGTCCTCGTACAGCTTCTTGTCGGTGTGCAGGTAGGCAACGTAGTTAGCCACATGCAGGTCATAACCGGTCTCGTAATAGGGTTTCAGCATAGTTCTATCCTTTCTCTTTAAGCAGCCCACTCCACGGCCATGGCGCTGAAGGGCGTGGTCAGAGCGCCGGAGCAGCGGGTCTCGATGAGGTACTTCTGTGCGTTGAAGTCGATGTCGAAGTCGTCGAACATGGAGACAGCGCCGCCCTTGTCTGCGCCCACAGTGTAGTCGGCCAGGTTCACGATCAGGCAGACCAGGTCACCGCCCTTGGCACCCTTGCGGCCCTCCATCTCGGGGATGGTCACAATATTCTTTACACGCAGCTTGCGGGCCAGAGCAGCCTCGTCGGCATACAGAGTGTGGCCGATGCCGTCCTCCAGCAGGAGCATCTCGGTCAGGGCGTCCTCGGTGGTGTACAGGGTGGGGGTGCCGGAGCCGCGGTACTCCTTGCGGCTGCGCAGGATCTGCTTGATCAGGGCCTTGTACTTGTCCTCCACGGTGGTCAGGCCGGTGGTCTTGCACTGGACCTTGATGGTAAACAGGTCGCTGTCATTGAACACAGGACGGATGCAGTTCTCATCGATCTTATCCTCAGAAGCAGCCAAACGGCCGTCGCCCAGCAGGTAAGCCAGAGCCAGCTCACGGTCCAGCTTCAGGCGCATCTCCTTCCTCAGCCATGCCACAACGTCGAAGCTGGTAATGTCGATGACGTCGTCGCGGTCCAGCTTCTGCTTCTTGTACACGGTGGTGGGGCTGGTGGAGCGGCGCAGCAGGCCAAAGACCTCTTCCTTCTTGAAGTTGCCCTTGAAGTAACCCTTGGCGCGGGCATCTTCCTCAGTCAGGTCAGCGAACATGCTCTTGATCCGGCTGAAGGGGACGTGGTGCACAGCGCCCATGACCACGCTCACCCAGTCGTCGGGCTTGTCGATGATGCGGGGCGTGGTATCCAGCAGGTGATCCTCGGGGAACAGCCACTCCACTTTGTCGATGCTGTGGCTCAGGTAGGCCAGCTCCTCACCGGTGATGTCCGAGTTCTCGAAAGCCGCCTTCATGGTGCCGCTGCTCTTGGCACCCTTGATAACAGCGTTGATGTCGCCGATGCTGTGCTTCAGCACGGTCTCAGTGGCGTCATGGTCAAACACATTCTGCTTCACGGTCGTATCCTCCTCACCGTCGTCTTCGCCGTCCTCGCCGTCTGCCTCTTCCATTGCAAGGCCGACAAGCGCATGACAGCACTCTTTCTGCTCGTCGGTCATGCTGTTGTACACTTCCTCGAGTGTCTTACCGTTTTTCTTTTCGTCTGCCATTCCGGCATCCTCCTGTTTCGTGTCGTTTCCGTCGTCGGCGCTGTGGGTCAGCTCCTCCAGCGGGTCGCCATTCGGGTCCAGCCCGTGGGTCAGGCTCAGGCCCTCGTCGTTGTAGATAAAGGCCTCGCCCTCATCGTAATCTTCATCGGCGCTGTGCTTCACCACCTCGTCGATGAGCGCACCCGGGTTGCAGCCTGCCAGTACGAGGCTCACTTCCCGGATAAAGCCGTGTTTCACGGTCTTCCCCACCTTCTGCAGGCCATTGGCATAGATGGAAAAGGCGTTCAGGTCGCCGTTCTCCACGCAGGCCTTTGCCGTCCGGCCGGTGTCCGTATCGTTGAACTTGGCGTAGCAGTATACGCCCTGGGGCCGGTTCTTCAGCAGACAGTGGCCGATGACGTTGTCCACGCTCGAATGGTCGTGGTTGTACACCATCGGCACGGTCTTGCCGTCGCACTCCTTAAAGGCGTCCGGCGCGATGGTCAGTCCGTCGTAACAGCGGGTGTTGGCCTTCGTGGCCCATCCGCTGCAATCGTAATCGATAGCCATTTTGAAATTCAGCATCTCCTTTCCAAAGTTTTCATGTTCCTTACTCCGACAGTGCTCTGTCCACAGCATCTCTGCCTCTCGTCAGCATCCTCTCCTGCTCCGAGACCTCTTCGCTGGACTGGCTGATGTTCGCATTCCGCAGCTCATCCGCCTTCGGGTCCTTCGAGGGCTTCATGCCGATGGCCTGCCGCATCTCGTTCGAGGTCATGATCTCGTTGCGGGTAAACTTGTCTGCGATCTCTGCCACAGCCGACACCGGCGTCAGCTTGAACGGGTCGCGGAAGAACAGCACGCTCTCGCTCTTTTCGTCTCGCTGCTCTTTCGTCAGGAACTTCCGTTTGAACTCATCCACAGCGGCCGCTACGATGGGCTCGATGGTACGGTTCTCGTAGTTGGTCATCACCTTGTCGTCCGCAGTGCCGTTCATGATCTCCGGTGTGATACCCAACTGGCTGTATGCCATGTTGGTCAGGTATTCCACACTCTTCAGAACATTGTTTTCCAGACTGCGGTTCAGCTGGGTGATGCGCTCCGTGCCGTCCGTGTAAGCCACACCGTACTTCGAGCCTGCCAGCTGGTCCTCGATCTCCTGCCGCCGCTCCAAGGCCTGCTTCTTGCGGGCCTCGCTCTTCACGACGTAGGGCAGCTGGATGATAAGATCGAGCTTCCCGGCTCCCACCTGCTCGTCGATGACATCCATGAGGTGGAGCTTCCGGGTCAGCTGCTGGATGGTTCCGTTGGGCTCGTTCATCACGGCGTAGAAGGGGTTCTCGATCAGGGCTACCCGGTCCTTCGGCAGAGTCACCTCTTCCTTCTGTCCTGTCTTCTCGTTGTAGAGCTCTACCCGCACGTCGGCAGGGTACCACTCCTTCACCTTGCCCACCCGCATGGACTGGATGTCCATTTCGCCGGTCGCTTCATTCAGCTCCACGTCCACCGGCACCACGGCGATGACGCCCTCGTCCAACATGGACAGGAACATGTCGAACCGCATCCCCCGTCCGGTCTGGTCGAGGTTGGCTGAAAGGTTCAGACAAGAATTAAGGCCCGACGAAATGGTTTCGCTATAGCGTCCGTTTTCGTCGAGCCTTACGTGGTTGATGGTAATGGCCGCAGCATCCATGGCGATTCGGGTGTAGATGGCCGAAATGATGGTGCGGTCGCTTGTCCGGGTCATCCGCACCCGGTCGGGGCGATAGCTGTATCCACCGCCGTAGTATATCTTTCCGGGAGGGTCCCGGTTCGTAAAAGCGTTCCACGCCCTTTTCAGGCGGGAGCCAAAGGTATCAGGCATCTTTAGATCCTCCCGGGTCAGTCGTCCTTCTTCTGGTCATCTTTCTTCTGCTGATCCTGCTTTGCGGCACTGCCGTTCACCACCGCATTCGCCAGTTCAGGATTGCCCAGCACATCCGAAACGAATTTCTTCGCGCCATAGCTCATCACGCCAGCAGTAGCCTTGGTCAGCACCTGCTTTCCGGCGTCCGACATGACCTGCTTCACAAAACTCTTGCCGCCGTACACATCGTTCCGCAGCTGCTTCACGTCCTTCTGGAGCTGTAAGCGCTCCTTCTCGGCCTTCAGCTCCTTGTTGGGGTCATCGACCCGGATGTTGGTCTGCCCCTCTAAGTCGCGGTACTGCTTTTCCATCTGAAGCCGGTTGATGCGCGCCCGCAGCTCCTCATCGGAGTAATCCTCGGCTTTCTTGCCCGAGCGCTTCGGCGCATATTCCACCTTGGGTTCTGCGTCCTCACCGGCGTTTCCGTCTCCATAGTGCTTCCTGCCCGCGGCCGTCAGAGTGCCGTCTTTGTTCTGGTACCGCCGCACGCCCCACTTCATGCCCTTGATGCCCCAGTGATAGAGTTCATTTTTGTAGGTCTGCACTTTACCATCACCTCACTTTCCCTGCGATGTCAACTTCCGCTTCAGCATCAGCGCAACTCTCTGTGCGCCCTTCTGTACCGCCCGCTTCCGACGTGCCGCCGACATTTTCTTGTTATACCGCTTCTTAGCGGCTTTCATGCGGGCTTTCTTTTCCTTGCTCGTCTCTGCCTCGGCCCGCTTTTTTCGGTACATGTTGTCCCGCAGTCTCGTCACCTCGTCTCCCGAGATGTACTTCTTGCGCAGCTTCAGCTTACCGTCTTTATCCTCGTACTCCTCGGTAGCCACCCACGCACCGCGCCCGTTCGGATGCCTCTCTCGACGGTATTCCCCTGTAAGGCGGGCTTTGCCGTTCAGGATCTTCTGCTTGGCCCACTCTTTCTGTTGGGCGCGGGTCGGCTTCCTGTCGGGGTCATCACCTCTGCTGATCGCCCGACTTCTCCGGTAGTTGTCGTATGCTCCCTTGCTGTAGAAGTAGTAATACTCTGTGTTACCGTTGCGGTCAGTCCCGGCTTCCGCTCTCTGGTAATACTTATGGTTCTTCCGCTCGCTGCCCTTCCCGAACAGCCCGTGCTGCATGAATTTCCAGTAATCCATTTTGATTTCTCACCTCCGGTTTATCAACCCTCACTCAAACGCATCCCGGTTCTCCTTCCACGCCACATAGGCATCCATCATGGCGGCCACGGCGTCGATCTTCTGGTCCTGCCTCCGCTTGCAAAGCTTTCGGTTTCCATTCGTGTCCACCAGCGCCACGCAGTTTCCAATGGCAAACTGCATCAGCTTCTCGTCGAAGAGGAGCTTTCTCTGCTCACTCAGTTTCTTTAAGTCGCCAAGCGGCACGCTTTCCGTCCGCGCGCCCTGAATGACCTTGGTGATGCCGAAGTTGCCGTTCTCGGTCGCCCACCTCTCCACGAAATTCTTTGCGTTGTATGGGTCATACCCGAAGGCCCGGATGTCGTATTCGTTCTGCTGGATAAAGGCGTCAAGGTCGTCGTATACCTGCATCATGTCGAGGATGGTTCCGTCAAAGACGAACAGCGTCCCCTCCTGCATGAACTCCTCGTACTGCTGCCGCCGGGAGACGGGCAGTCGGCTCAGAGTGTAGCTGGTAATGTAGTCCCGCGTCTTTACCCCGAAATATCCGTTGGAAAGCGGAAACAGGAAGGTAAAGGCGCAGAAGTCGTCGCCCCGGCTCAGGTCAGCTCCCATGGCGCAGGGCATCTGCCAGTAATCCCGGTGGCGGTGGCATAGCGTCTCCTCATACGAGAAGAAGTATGTGTAGCCCTCCATGGGTAGGTTGAAGCGCTTGGCCAGAATATCATTCCGGGCGCTGGGTGATTTCTCCGCGCGTTCAACATCCAGCTGGTAGGTCTCGTAGGTCACGGTCTTCCCGAGGTTCGGGTTCGCCTTCAGCCACATCTCCGGCTTGCCGACTTCGTCAATAGAGTCCAGTTTGTAGTACCAGATGGAGACGTGGGGATTGATGTATTCTCCCTTCAGGATCTGCATCAATTCCATTTTGATGTCGTCACCGCATCCATTTCGTACCGTACCCTCAGAGCTGGCCGCCACAATGAGATAGTTCTCGTTCTTGGCTGCACCCTGCTCGATGGCACCGATTGGGTCTTCCCGGATGTCGCAACTCAGCCATTCGTCCACTGTGGCCACCATGTCTCGACGGCCTTGGAGCTTCTCAATGGTCATAGGCCGCACCTCCAACAGGCTGTTGGAGACAAAGTTCTCGATGCCCTTCTTTGTGCTGGCCAGCTTCACCCGATCCACCTTCGACCCGGTGGTATTCTGCAGGCTCCCTTCGGTCATAAACTTCAGCACAGGCCCCTTGGCCCGGGCCAGAGCAGTCCGCAGCGGAGCCAGCACTTCCTCTGCCTGGTTCATGGTGGGGGCGGTGGTCACCTGTCGGGTCGTGGTGGTATACGCCACCAGAAAGTACGCCTGAAGAAACTCCAGATACATGGTCTTCGCCGCCGCACGGGTGATGATCAGATACTGCTTTTGTACCAGACGCTTCTTGATCCTGCGGGTCTCGTAGTGGCCTCCGCCGTGCTCATGGGGCACATACACGCTTCGTTCCACAAAGTAGTACCAGCCAAAGATCTCTTCGGCCCATAACTTAAAGCTGTCCAGCAGCTTCACGTCTCCGCCATCGGTCAGGGTCAGCTCGTCCTCACAAAAAGCAATAAAACCGTTTACGGCTTTATCATCATAGTAAATCCCCGGGTTTGCGATCAGGTCGTCGATCCGGTTCATCTCCATGCTGATCTCCCGACATACAGGGATCTCGCCACGCATCACGGCCTCCCGAAAACGGCCGTAGTAGATCGGCGTGGCCGTGTTCGAGAGTGCCATATTTCTAACCTCCTATTATAATAAGGTAGGAGCCCTCACTTTGGGGCGTAAAAGGGCTTGTCAAGGGTGTAGAAGCACGCTTCCATTTCAGGACATTCACAGGTCCCACGCCGTGCGCAGTCTGTACAAAAGTCCTTCATCACCGCATCAAGCCATTGCTTTTTTACAGGTGTTTCAGTCAGCCGCTCGATCCACCGCTTTGTTACACTGCTGGCCATGTGTCGTCGTGCTCCACGTTCAGCCGCCACTCCATCTCAGCAGCGGCATTTTTCAGTGCGTCCAGGGTAGAGCTGCTTTGAGGCACATCAAAGCCCATCAGCCGCACCTTCATGGCGGCATATGCTTTCACGGCTGCCGCCTTCACCGGGTCGGCAATAAACTGGCTCCAAAGCTCCTCTTTTCCAGTAATGGCAAAGCCTTCTTTCGGCCCTACCCCCATCTGGGTCAGCACCATGAATACGCTGTTCAGATACATTACAATGTCTGCATCAAAGTCCTCGCATTCCTCGGCGATTCCCAGCAGCTTCTTCACGCTTGTCAGGATCGAATTCATTTTGATTCCTCCTCGGCATCGCTGTCGCCACCCATAATGTAGCTCATCATGGCATAATACCAGTCCTTCTGAGCCCTCGCCAGCAATTCCAGTTCGGCCAGATGGTGGGGCGCGCCGTCCTTCCCCATGGCCGCTTCTTTCTGTGCAGCAGCTTCAACAATCTCGGTCAGCTTCTGATGATCAATGGTGTCCAGCCCGGATTTCAGAGCACTGTGGTTCTCCACGCTGTCCGGGGCGATCTTCATCCCGTCAAACGTACTATCCCCGGCCCGTGTTGCCCGCACCTGCTGCCCATCCACATTTGCCGCCAGAGCATCGTCAAAGTCAAAGCCCCTATTCCGCGGTACAGCCGTATAGCACTGCTGGAGCCCGGCTTCCGCAATGCTCACATTCGCCCAGAGCAATGCTTCGTCCAGCTTGGTCAATGCCAGGCTCCTCGCGCGACTCGGCGCAAGGTGTTGAAGCATTGCCTCTGCCTCTTCCAGCTTCCGCCGCAGCCCCATGGCGTAGTCCTGCTCTCGCCGGTTAAATACTTTTTTCTGGTACATACTCATTTCCTCCATGGGCAGGTGTCGCCCGGTCTTCTTTCTCCGTCCGGCAGCTTCGGGCCCTTCCCCGTTCCGTAATGGATGGCCTTATGTGTCGCCGCCGAAACGCAGATGGCGTTCTCCGGGTCCAGCAGCTTTTCGCTGTGTCCGAGCACATCCTCCTTCGTAATGGGGTTCAGGTGGTGGATGCTGATACGCGGTCTCACCGGCCTGCCATCCCGCAGCACCCAATCCGTAATGGGATGGTCCGGGCACCCCAGATCACACCCCATGTCTCTCGCAATGATCCTGTCCCGGAACTGCCGCCACTCTCTCGATTGGTAAAAGTCCTGGTTCAGCCATCGGTCAAACCCGAAGGTATCTTTACCAACCTCTCCGTGCAGCTGCAGATATGCCAGCCGCTCCTCGTATGTGGCGTAGCTGCATAATTCGGTATAGCTCTTCATACAAACAGCTCCAGTATCTTGCAATGTGCAATGATTATAGACAGTGCCCACAAAATATGTAGCATAGTCGTACTTACAGCATTTTTGGGATGCTTTCCGAAACACACCGCCAGCATAAAGATCATAAGAGCCGCAATCCACAGCATAGCTAACGCCGTCTTATAGCCCATCATTTCGTCAATTTGCCTCATTTACCTCAGCAGACCCTTCTGCTGTAAGGTCGCATACAAAATCAGCATTCCGCACCATAGCAGTGCAGGCATCCCGAAGTGCGCAAAGAGTTCCATTGCATAACTCTGTGTGTGCTTCTCTGCCCACTCTGCAAAGAAAACCGAGCCAAAGACAATAACGACAAGCCAGAACATAGCAAATGCCAACTCAATTAAAGTCATATTCGTCTTCCTCCACACCGTTGTACTTGGCCATGGCTTTCAGTACCTTGTCATACATCTCTTTGGAGTCCTTGGCGGCCTCAAGTGTTTCAGTCTTTGCCCGCAGCAGTTTGTTCTCTTCCTCCAGCTTCTTCTTCTCCAGGTCTGACTTCATGGTGGCCAGCTTCAGGAAGTGAGTTGTCTCTGCACTAGAGGCCGTTCCTTCCCGAAGCCGTCTTTCCACCAGAGTCATGGCCAGATTTATCATATACTGTTCCTGTGCTTCCGGGCTGGAGGCAGGCCGGGCCGAAGCCGCAGCCATCTCCCCCGGAGCGCTTCTTTTCGGCTTCATAGCTTTATCCTCTTTTCTTATGTTTTTGGTTTCGCTTTTGCAAGGGCTCATGGGCGTGGCTTGTCATGGCATCTGAAAGGAGAAGAAAAATGTCAATGGAGGTTGAACATCATGAACCCGATTTTCATAGGAGGCGTTTTTCTCCCATGAGCCCTTGCAAAAACTGCTGAAGCTGCAGTCTCCTCCCCGCAGCCTCAGCAATTCAATCTTAAAGCCCAAATATCAATTTTCCCTCCGGGGAAATATCAAAGACCGGCGACCCGTTGCAGATTATGGCATTCGTATTCTTCTTCTCCGGCATGGGAT